GCCGAGGCTCTTATTCCTAGCTGGTGGTAGGTGCTCCAACAGGGGCGCCACTCGGCGATCGGTTTGATACCCCGACGCGCCGAGCGATGCCGAAATGCCGCCGCTTCTCCCTTTTTCATTAGAACGGTTTGACGCCTCCCAACTCTTTGCGGAATTGCAGGCAGGACTTGGCGTAGGTGCCCCAACTGTCAGCGACCGTCTTTAAGAGGTCCGGCCTCAGCAGTGCCACCTGGTCCAGGTTATCCACACCGGGCTCCAGGCTCCCCAGGGCTATCAGTGTGGCGATAACCTCCCGCTCAGTGACCTTGTCCGGGTTCTCGCCAATAAACCCGCGAATCCGGGCCAGAGGGGGTAATTCGCCACCGCCCTGGGGCGGAACGGGGGCTCCCTGAGGCGTTTGGACGGCGGGTGGGGTGTTGAGACCAGTCAGATTGGCCTGGCCCGTCTGGGGCAGTTTCTCAAACGGCAGGTCGTCTTCTGTCTCATTACTAGAGACTGGTCCAGGTGTAGCGATACCGAGGTGGGAACGCAACCGGATTAACCCATCGCGCAGCACGTCGGCCTGCATGTTCTCCACTTTGGTCCAGGACCTGGTCCCAAAGATCTGGGAGATGAGGTCAGCCTTTGCCTTCTTCTCGTCGGCTGACTGGCCTGGGTATTTGGAGACAATGTCCCCCATGATCTCCTCGCAAAGGATGGTGCGCTCGCGCCGTTCCCGTTCCCAGCCGGTGTTGCCTTCAATGTCGGCGCCGGTGGTGGTCTTGTTGGTTGTGTCCACCACGCTGTGGGCTCCAGCGCGAAGCATCGCTACGTGCGGCTTGAAGAACTCGAAGGTGGGATTGACCGCCACCTGCCCATCCAGAATGGAGAAGCGATCGCCCAGCACGGTCGCAGTGTGGATCAGTTTGAAGCCGCCCTGTCCATCCGGCTGTTGGTCGCGTTCCATCTCCACTAGCAGTGAGGGTTCGAAGCCGAATTCACCTTCCACTTTCATTTTGGTCCCGGCTTTCACCAGTTCCTTGCGGCCACTCTCCTCGTTCTTTTCAAACTCCCAGATGGCCCCGGCTCGACCGCAGACGATCATGTGGAGTGGAGAATTTAGGAAGAACTCACTCCAGGGCTCCCACATCGCTTTGATGCTTGCCCAGTGTTGGAACTCTAACTTTTGGAGCGGGTAGAGCCGCTTCTCTTTTCGCCGGTCGTTGAGTTGGGCAAGGTAGGAGTCGCATAGCTCGCGCCAAGGATGCGTAACTGAATCCACAATGGCAACTGAGACACGCTCTTTAAGGCAATCGTTGGCGAACTCCATGAGGGAGGAGAAAGATCGCGCTCGAACGCCAAGCAGATCCATGCCGGTCTCTTTTCGAACCATCTCCGCCAGATAGCCCGAGCCAGCTTCAGTGTCATAGAAGGCGATAGGCCCCGGCAGTTTGAAGAACGATCGAACACCGATAGCCAGCTTGGTTGCGGTGTAAGACTTTCCTGATTTTTGGTAGCCGAGGAACCCGGCTTTGAGGAATCCCTGATCATTGCTTAATTTTGTTAACGGCATAACTGTCTCTTTGTCCTTTCACTGTTTTTGTTTACCAACACCCCGGTGCGGGGTAAATCCTTTTTAATCCAGGCCGAAGTGATGCTCGATCCCATCAGCGGGAGGGCGCACCGCTCGGACCGCGAGCCAGTCTCCGGCGCTGTTTCTAATTGCGATCAGGACGGCCTCCCCGCTCACCATGCGAGCCATCACCGGCAGTGGAAATATCCCCTCAGGGATCTTGAGTTCATCCAGTCGGCTGACCAGCATCTCGCGCCTGCGGGTGTATTCATTAAGGGTCATTTGCTATGTTCAGGAAATCCCTCACCCCCGCCGATCCACCCTCCCAGTGAGAGTCGAACTTTCCAAGATCGCGCATCTGACATGCGGTCTCCTGGGAGATGAAATACGCGAATGGTTGCGGCAGTTCGCAAGTGAACACCACGACATAGCCGTCGATACGCTTCATCTCATCCAGCTGCCTGCTAGTTGTGTGCTTCCGCCCCATGCCCTTGGCTCCGGATGGTGCAAGGCTGAGTTTGTCGGTCCCGACGCGCAGGCGGTAGACCTTGCCGTCTTGAACGGTGACAATCAGCTTCCCACTGGCACCATCAGAGATGACCTCGAACCGCACATTGCTGTGTATCCACCCAGTAACCATCGGGTTGAGAATTCGACCATCACAGAGCATCTCCATGAACACCGGGAAGCGGATGCCAAGTGCTGCGCTCGCCGCCTCAAGGTTCCAGTCTATTTTTATTTTCATAATTTTAAGAAATTGTGCCCGGCCTCCCCACTCTCCAAGGGAGACCGGGCGTGCGCTAGTGGCTTTGCCGATAGGACAGTGGACGGTCGTGGTCGAAGAGTTACTCGTTTAACCACGATGCTCACCAGCGCAGATTTGTTTAGTGCTCAGTTGCGTTGTAGACGATGGCGTATGCTAAATACTCAGGAAGCAGGCCAGCCTGCTGCAGCTGGCCTTCAAACTCGCGCAGATACTTCTTCAACTCGGGCACCGCATCAATCGGGTCCTCGTGTTTATCTAGAATCCGCGAGACTTCCTGGCACTGCCCTTCATTGAGCACATCGCCAATCATCACTCTCCGCCAGTCGCTCAACTGACCTTCTCCTTGAGCATGATCCAGTTGCAGGAGACTGTGCCAGCGGGTGCGGTCTGCCAGCCCGTCACCTTCTTCCACATCCCTGACCACCAGAGTTTGATATCCTCTTTCATAGTGGAAGAGTTGATGAGGCGAGGTATCCATGTGGTGATGGGGTGAGCACTGCCAGCCTCAGCCAAGAAGATTTCGCCATCCGACAGTGTCCTATACCAACTCTTGGCGTGCTCCAGGTCGTCGAAGGCAAAACAGTTTCCCACTTCGGGCTTCACTGGTTTGCCAACGAGATACTCCAACTGCAGGTTCGGGTCGTAATACCCGACGACCGCACTGAAGTGACGCTCTCCTATTGTCTTAACTACCTTATAGACTCTAGCCATAACTGCTACTTGTCCTTTCTTTGGTTTGTTTTTGGCGCTTTTGTTTTGATGAGTCTCCAGGACAGGCTAGCGCCATTCCCATCCTGGAGACTTGATTGTTTAGTAGAGCCTGAGGTGCCTGCGTCCGCAGTGACCACAGGTCCGGTTCTCGTCTTTAAGGGCACGACTGATCCCGAAGTGGAGACAGTCCGTGCACATGTAGCGCTTGATGCGCTTCAACCGCTGGGCGCCCTTGTCAGTCAGCCGCAGTTTGTAGCCGCCACCCGCCGAGCTAGCCTGACCAATCGGGATGCTCCGCTCGATTATCCCGTTACGAATGGCGTAGCGGGTAATGCTGCCGATCCAGGTCACCATGTGGCCGCGCACCGTCGCGCGTCGGCCACGCTGGTTCCTCGGCGATATCTTGCGATAGATGGCGTGCGGTGGGATCATGGCCTCGAAGTTTTCCCACACCTCAAAGACGTGCTTCCACTGCTCAGTGCCGATTGACATAACGATCAAGTCCAGCCAGTGGATCTCAGGATCGCGATTCTCACGCTTCTTCATTGGAAAGGGCGTGGAGTTTTTGCTCCAACGCGCGTTGAAGAACAATTCCACGCTGCCTCTCCGACTCCGACTTGCACCCCATCTGGCGCATGCTTTTCTTATTGCGCAGGAGAATGTCCAGGGTCTGGAGCATCCGCAGGTAACGCGCCCACAGGCGGTCCTGTTCAGTCCCCTTACTGAGCACCACCTTGGAGCCTGACTTGAGGCCTTGAGCGTATTCCTCGATCACACCGATCTGGGCCTTCTCGGAAGCCTTTTCCTCGGTGATGGCATCCACCAGGGCGTGGACCTCGCCGCCTTTCATGCGCTCGCCTTCAGCCAGGCGCACCGCCCTCTCAACTACTGAGTCGATCGGGATCGTGTTTAACTTCACGATAGAAGTGCGGGGCAGGTTGTCGGCCTTAACTCCCAGGCTTTTGAAGCGCTGCAGCGCCAGCTTCACACGGTTGTTGACGTGCAAGGTGTGGACGTGGACGCCGAACTTGTCGGCGGCTTCATTGGGTGAGAGTTTGTAAATCGCCATCGCGTTAATGGCGTCCTGGATTGCCTCCTCTTTCCCTTTTCGCAGGCCGTGCTTGCGGTTGAGTGCCTTGGGCAGGAGATCGATCACCATCGGGTCTTTAGTCTCCACCACGTAGAAGCCCATGGATTTCTGGTTGAACTCCTCAGCCGCTTTGCGCGTGTGGTTTCCGCCTAGCACCAGGTATTTGCCGGTGCCGGGCTGCTTAACCGCCACCCCACAGGGGAAGTCATCCCCCGACTCCATGCTGGCCAGGTAGTCAGTGACCACCGTGTCATCCAGCCGCTGGCGCCGGGCGTGGTTGTTGGAACTCAATTGCTCATCGATCTGGTTGAAGTTTATCTCTTCAACCTCCCACTTGAGGCCCCACTCACGCAGGGTTTTTTCGATTGCATCCGATTTTAACCATTGTATCTTTCGCATTGTAACTGTCCTTTCTGCTAAAGTCCGTGGCTCTCGCCTGGTGGGCAAAAAGCCACGGACTTTCTTTGTTTAGTGTTTACTAATCCATCATGTGCCCGTGCCAACCCAGTTGGCGGGCAGCTTCTTCTTCTTCCTCTGCCTTGGTCATCATCCGGCACTCCGCCTGGTAAGAGGCAATGAGCGGGGTCAAGTCCAGATCGGCGGGCACTTCCTCCCACATCTCCCCGACGCTGACGTCATACTTCTCGATCGCATCCAGCAGCAGCTTGGTGTGGTTCTGGCCGGTTATGTCTTCAGCCAGTTCGCCAATGAAGTTGGCAACCTGTCGCTGCGCGTTCTCGTTCTGGATTTCAGCACCCAGCACCTCGACAGCGAACATGCCTACGGCCCGGCGTGCCCGTTGCCAGGCAGGTATCGAATTCGCGTGTGACCGCCATTTGTCTGCACCACCTTGGTAACTGTGCCCCCCTGGGCCATACGAGCCATACGACGGCGAGCCCGTCGAGACAACCGAGCCGGGAAAGGTGGGTTGTTTAACCTCGATTAGGTTCTCTTTCCACTGGTCCGGGAAACCAGGGATGGGGTCAGGTTTAGTGGTCATTTGGAATCGCGCCACTTTGTCCCAAAGGTCAATCGGGATGATGCGCGAGATGTTCTCTCCTACATCCCAGAAGCGCGCCAGGTCGGGCTCAAAGCAGAACCCGCCCAGGTAGAACCGGGCATGCAGGTCGTAACGGGGCGAGCCCAGGCTGCCAATGGTGATGTGCAGCCCGTCGATTTTCTCCTCGTTGTTCTTGTCGGTGCCCGACTGAAAGGCACTCATTGAACAGTGATGGTGAACGGTGCCAAAGTAGACCCAGCCATCAGCGTCGCTAAACTGCGCCCGCTGTTTCTTGGTCTCGTCGGTGTCCAGTTCCTCGGCACTCATCCCCGTCTTAGCCTTCTGTGGGAAGGCCCAGGCTGCCCAGCGCCGCTCTTTCATATTAACAAAGAGCCGCACCTGGGACTCGCTGTGGGTGGTGTCGTAGGTCCATTGGAAGAACCTCAGGACCTGGCACCACACCTCGGGATCGATCCGCGGACCCAGGTAGGACAATTCCGCTGTGGCGTTCTTAATCTCGTGCTTGAAGTTGCACGAAATTAAACCGGGGAACTGTTTACTGGTCGTTATCTCCGGCTGATAGGTGAGTAGTTTCATCGTTCAAACTCTCCTCTCGCGTTAAGGTTGAGCCACGCTCGCAAGCGCAACCGCACCGAGGCGGTGTCGGCTACCGCGCACGCATGGTCTTCGGGTTCACCATCGCAATGTTCGTAGGTGTCGTCTCTGCCCTCAGGGTCCATGTCCGGCCAGTCGTTTTCACGGGCGTCCTCGCGCAACTCTTCAAACACCCTGTTAGCCAGTTCGTCGAAGCCCTCCTGTTCCAACCGCGCCTCTTCGATTATCTGCAACATGCGCGCATTGCTGATGCTCTCTTGCGATGAGCCACGCCGTGATCGGCTGTAACGACAGTTGCCCGTCTCAATGTCGGTATGGATTATCGTCGCCGTGATGGCGTCGGCTTCATCCACTACCACGCTACTGGGCTTAAAGTTGGTCTCGATCCAATCTTTAATCTTTTCGTAGGTGTCGGCCTCGGGTGGCACCGGCTTTTTGACCGCGGCTAATACCAGCGCACGGTTGGTTTCGTTCTGCGGTGCTGCCTGGATCAGCGCTATTACTGAGCCTTTGAGCACCTGCTGTATTTGGCTAAGCCGCTTGGGCTCGGCTAGTTTCTCCATAACCATCTGTCCTTTCTAGTGCGTCCTTGATTCGGAAGGACTGCAATTTTGTGAGGTTTGCTACCAGTCGATAGGGGAGTGAGGGCAGCGTCTCACTCTCGAGTTTAGGCGCCTCCAAATGCCAGAGCACAAAGAGGTGCATAGCTAGTGAAGCGGCCAACGAATTGGCGCTTACTAGCTGCGGGTTTTCTTCCTGGGCCTCGCCGGTGCAGCCGATAGCTTCCCCCATCGGGTCGCCATCGGTGCCGGTCAGGATCTCTGGGAAGTAGGTTCTCGGGTCCAAGGAACCACCACGCCATTGTGGCTCGTAGTAGTAGGCCTCAGCCGAGTGTGTTTCATTGGCGGCAATCAGGACCCGGCAGCCGCGCATATCAGCCTCATTCAAGGCCGCGCGCCGTGCCGGGTGATTGTCCACCAGGGTGATGAGCCAGTCTTCAGGTTGCACCGTGAAGCGGCCCATGGCGAAGTATTCCGGACGCGACATGCAGCCATAGAGGCCAGCCAAGGCGATTGCCTTGTTCTGGCCCAGGTGCTCACGCCGGAATAACTGACGGTTCAGGTTCTTTTCCTCGAGCCTGTCCCCATCTACCACAACCACCTTTCGGGGTCCCAGTAGGAGGCATAGGGAGGGAGTAAGCCATGATCCGACGCCGCCTGCGCCGATAACGTAGGCATTCATGGTTCTTCTTCCTCCTCCTCAGGCTCACGATCATCATCAGTCATCGCGATGTTTAACCCGGCAAGCAGTGGGTCCAGCCCCTCGGGTGGTGGGTTAGCAACATCCATTGAGTAGTGACCGCCGTGGATCATGTCCCAGGTGTTGCGGAACACCTCGCGAACCGGGTCGGCATCACCATTGATTCGCCGGTTGTAGTTGTCTCTGCACTCACAGCAGAGTTGCCTGAAGGCACGCTCGCTAGCCGAGCCGATCAGTTGGATAGCAAACTCCCGATCGACGATCATCATGTAAGCGGCGATATACTCGTCGATGCAGGCGTTGTGGTCATTTGGTGAACCAAGAACCAGTTGGCCGTTGGCCTGTTTGTGCAACTTGATTCTCTCAAAGAGGTTGTTGGCGGTGTTACGCAGCTGTGGGCAATCCGCCAGTGCCTCGAATAGTTCAGGGTGTCTCATACAACAAGTGCTGAGATGTTGGTGGCCACCTTGGTGCAGTAGGTGGTCCAGGGTTTAGCTGGAGCCATGGTTTGGAACCCGTCCTTGTTTTGAGTGACCCGGAAGAAGTTCTGAGTCACTTCGACATTACGCCACAGATCGGCGTTGTATTGGGCCTGGTCGAAGTTCTGGAGGATCTTTGCGACCAGTTCGTGGCTGGTAGGTGCCGCCACTGCATTGCGCAGGCCAGTGCAGCACGAGCAATCCTCATGCACATTGGCAATGGGCAGGCGCCAGGCAATGCCTTTATCGTCGATGGCAAAGAGCCACGCACCGCCAAAGACTTGATCATTAGCAGCAGTCGACTGCACGCACAAGCGCAGGTTCATCAGTGGGGCCCAGCCTAAAGGGCTCCAGGTGACGGTCATCACCGGGTCAGTCCCTTGTGATCCGAAGTTGGGCACTAGAATTTGGTTTCCGTTCAAGTGCCACGGCGCCCGAATCATCAGGCGGTTTAGTGCGATGGAGTAGATAGTGAGGCCCTGGCCAATGCCCAGGCCGACTTTCATTCCATCAATTTCAAAGACTGCCGGGGCCTTGAACTTCACATCCCGAGCGATCTTGGTGACCAGGTCGTTTCCGATCGCGACCTCGTATTCATTGATGTCCCTCCGCAAGACGGCTCCGTCGTTGCGGATGAGATATTCTCTGGTAGGCATATGTTGTCCTTTCCAAACGAAAGTCTCCCACCCCTTCTACGGAGTGGGAGACAATCGTTAGGCCTAACGATTAGGCAGCTTTCTGGTTGCACCGGGTCTCAAAGACCACAGTGGCCCCGTTGGGGACCTCGACGTCGCTGCCCATCTCTACGCCGTTGATCAATGCACGGACGTTGTCGCCCATGCCGAACACGGCCTTCACGTTGGAGTCACTGATCAGCTGTCCGATCTTGGTGCCCTCAGACACGGTTTTGGTGAGGGTCTCTACTCCGTAACGCAGTGTTACTTGCATTTGTTTTGTCCTTTCAACTAACAGTCGTGTGCGTGGGTTTTTAATCCACATTTTGGTTTTGGTTCGTTCCCTGCACACGTAGGGAACGTCAGCACAACGCTGACTACTGCTGCCTGAAGGCACAGAACTCCAAGCAGCAGGTGTCAGAGTGTAGCAATATTGAGACGCAAGGCAAGCCCTATTTACGCGCCTTTCGCTTCTTTTTGAGCGGCTTCAGGGTGAAGTGGTAGTTGTCGGGGTCCCTGTAGTTGAGGATATTACCAGAGAGGTTGCCGTAGCATTTTGGATTTGGTCGCCAGGGGCAGCGCGGGTGGCACTGTTTCTTATGGAGTCGCTTCAGTTCAGCAACGGTCTTATTGGAGATGTGGCTATCGCCCCACTTCATCTCATCAGCCCGCATTTTGCGCTCCAATGCCTTCGGCAGTTTTGCGCGCTTTAGCAGTTTCAGCCGCAGCCATCGCTCAGCTGTGGGTTTGTTGTGTTTGATGTAGGTCTTGCGGTTGCCGATGGGCTCGGTGGCCATCTCGAACAGTCGTCCGTGGTGGATGTGCCAGTAGTATTTTGCTTTCATGCTGTCCTTTCCCTGGGGCTCCAGTCGAACACCCCTTTGTCACGCAGGATTTGGGCTGCGGTGTAGTAGGGCCTTTGCCCGGACCAGTTGATGCCAGCAGTGACCAGGAAGTCTCCCAGACCACCTGGGCTGATATATTCATGGGGCTCATTGCCGTAGCGCAGGCAGACCTCCAGTCCATGGAACTTCTGTGGAAAGAGGTGTAGGTCGTAACGCTGAATCTTCTGGCCGGGATGGAAGGGCACAGTGAAGCTGCACACGTAGCACTCCAGGCCGTGGCCGCACTCATCCACCCAATAGGGGACCAGGGTGTATTGGTCGTTGTCGCCCGGTGGGGGCAGTCGCTTGATCATAGCCTGTCCTCCGGTTCGATGAGCTCAGCCATACGGTCGCGCAAGTCCACCTCGAGCATCTCGTCGCGCTGGCGCCTGGAGTAGCCGTGTTGGTCGCCAAAGTGCCACGCCATGGTGGAACACAGGGCGGTGATGAAGGCGATGGTGAAGATCATGGTGCCTCCTTGTAGATATCAGGCTCTTTGGTCCAGGGGATTTCTGGGTCTTTCATGACTTCAACCGTGCGGGATGCAGCGCAACAGAACCTGCGCCAACAATAGCCATCAATGATCAACCCTTGCAGGTAGTTCACCAGCTTCTTGACCTCTTCCAGGGTGAGAGGGGTGTAGTCCTTGTCCTTATCAAAGGTGCGATTACCTTGAGACAGCGTCCACTTGTCCTCGTCATAGGTATGGTCGCATGCCTTAACGATGGTCCAGAGTGGGACATTGTAGGCTGCACCCCAATCGCCCCTCTCGCCCCACCAGAAACCAATACAACCGCAGCTGACGCGGAAGAATGGCGTGTGGGACAGTAACAGGTTGCTGGGAACTACCGTGAGATGGTCCATGGAGATCATGCTTCACCTCCCTCTTGCAGGTCAGTATTGATGTTTGGACGCGGTCGCACGTAGCTAGTGCGCGCCAGTCTTGTGGCCTTGCGTCCTGGGCTGGGTTTCTCGGCCTTGCGGCGTGCGATCCGGGTTTGGGCTGCGGCCTTATTCTTGGCCGTGCGGAAGAACTGCGCAGCATACATGCTTTTGTGCTTCGGGCCGCGGCGCAATTTGCGGCCACCTTTTGCTTGTGCCATAGAATTAGTAGGTAGGAAGGATAAAGGAGACGGGGCAGAGACAGGGCGCTTCGGTCGCATAACCCTGCTCTACCCCGTTCTCTATCGGTTGGGGTTACTTCTTGGCTGCGGGTGCCGCCGGGGCCGGGCTAGCGGTAGTGGTCACGGTCGTTTCCACGTTCACCGCGGGTTTGGCACCATTGGCCTTTGCCAGCATGGCCTCAACCTCTTCCTCGCTGAACCCCATCGCCCTCGCGTATTTGAGGAACTGCGCCTTAGCGTCCTGTTTCATCTCGCGGGTTACCATGGTTTGCTGCTTGGTCCCGTCCGACAATTGCCGGGTTGTGAACTTGTGCAGCACCCAGTCTTGCGACAGCCCGGCGATATGCTTTTTGACTGCGGTCATGGCTTCAGCCTTGATCTCGCGGGTCTTGGCATCCAGCGCATCGGCATTGGCTTTGCCTTCGAGTTGCAAGGCCTTGGCCACGTCGCGCTTTTTGCCCATCGAGAAGTCGCCACCCACAACGACTCCTTTGGATACGACAGGTTTCAACCCGAACACCTTGGCAATGTCGGGGGAATTGTCGAATTGCGACACATTGAACAGGTCGCGGGTGACTACGTGTTGTTGGGGCTCTGCGACCACCACTTGGTTGGGGTTGGCTTGCGCAGTCGTTTGATCAACTGGTGTTGACATATGTAACTATCCTTTCTTTGGTTGTATGTTTAACGGCCACAGCCGACTAGGCTGCTTCACTCTATGGTGGCGTGATGCTTGCACTACCACCACAGACTGAGACAGTCAGGTATGCACTTGGTCCCAAAGTTGGGTAACGTCGCAGGCCGGGAACCCGCCCTCGCTTATCACGTAGAAGCCGTCCTTTGGTGCCAGATGCAACACGGGGCACTCAAGGACTTCCCATGGCTCGAACATATTGAACGGAGCAAGGCGGATGATTCGACCGTCCTTAACGATCACTTGTTCACGGATGATTTGCTCATTCATTCGATCTGCCCTCCCTGTTTGTTCCACGCCAGTAGCTCGGGCATGGACGGATTTGCCTGCTCCTTGTCGTAGAAGAGCTCCGCAATGGCGTCAAACCCCATCTCACCCCAGGATCGTTTGAACCTATCAGGTTGCTCAACCCTCAGCGTATCTGCCGCATGCAAGGCGACCGATAAGGTATAGGCAACCTCGGTCCCCATCTCGCGTTCAATGCGAGCCACAAGTTTTACAATGTCCATGCTCATACGCACCCCTTTCACTTCTGGATTGCCACCTCGCGAGCACTCGCAGGACGCGAGAGCACTTCGGCCTTCCACTTCACGTCATCGAACTTCGGGCTCATCTTGGCCACGGTCCTAAACGTCCCGTCCTTCTCAACCACGAACATATTCCCCTGCTCTGCTTCGAACTTGGCTTTTGCTGCTTTACTCATTTGTTGTCCTTTCCACTTGACCGGAAGTTGTATCCGGTGCTATTCACCCTATGGTGACATGATGCCTGCCTTCGTAGAACCAAAGCCTGCACTCCGGGGTAAGCCGAGACACTCGCGAGCGTTCACACAAGCCAAACAACTCCAGGATCTTCTGTTTGACGACGCCTTCAAAGACGGGGTAAAGCCTCTAGAGCGTTCTTCCCTAGCTCGAGTCTGGTGTGAGCTCGAAGAAACCAAGCGTAAGCTGCGTATGCGACCTCTACCTAAGTCAGTGGACGTCAGTCACAACGGTAAGCCGCTGACCAAGGTCAAACCTCAGACGACGCCGACCTTTTCGGAGTGAGAATCGGTAAGGAATCTCTTTTCGGTCCCGACCGTCACGGCACCCCGTCCCGGTGAGGCCCCACGGCTGGGCGCCCCTGAGTCTGAGCCCCTCCTTCCGATAGATATGCAATTCCAAGAAAGGGGTGATGTGAAATGACTCCTGCACCGCAGTGGCCGCAGAGTTGGGCAGGGGTGCGACTGCCCTGAACAACGCACAATTGTTCTTCATGGAACAAAAAACCAATCGGTTGGGTTTTGCAGAGGTGAGAAGCCGCTGGTGGGGTTCGCCGCGCCGACTAGGTTTGAACTACCGTAGGGGGTATGGCTAAAAGGACGGCGCTGCGTGGGCTTGTGGGGATTGTCTTCCGATGTCTGGACACACCACCCCTCTACAGGTGGGGAGGTGCCTCGGAGAGCGTCCGACTGCACGGGTGGCCAAACCGACTTCGGTCGTCGTCCCTAAGCCATTGCTTCGGGTTGTCGGGGGCCGGAACTGTTCAGTGACGATAGACCCACTGGGGTGGTTTTGGAGTCGCAAAGGCTCCCACCAAAGTGGGACGCGTTTTGGTTCCTAGCTGGTTTCTCTACCAGCGGAGACGGGGGACGGTCAACATCTGGGCGGCATGAAGCGGCCACTGGACTCCCCGACCTGACGGAGGCGGTCTCCGCGAGGCGCGACCTACCCTTGCGGGCATCGTTATTTTGAGTCCTTAACTGAACTAAAAAAGAGTCCCCACCAGCGGCAAGCAGGTGGGGTGGTGTAGCCAGAGAATGACTCGAGCTACGGTTTTTTTCGACATGGGAGGTCGAAATCCTTTGACCCAACCCATGTCTGAACTTGCCGTTCATCATGGGCGTGACAATCGGCCCTCCACCCTAGTCCCGTCAACAAAAATCTTTCACCATCGCATTTTGGAGAAGACCCAAATGAAGTAGCAGACCGCCAAAAGTCCACCCACAATCACCCCCACTATGAAGCAAGCTATGACACCATCCCAGGACATCACTTCTCCAAAAAATACGCCTTCGACCAGTTGGTGGAGGTCTCCCCATGGCCCCCGCCGTCGAGCCGGGTGATGGCGCAGCAGTTGTTCATAGCCCACTCGACCACCAGGTAATCGGTGCCATAGAGGGCGTCGTGGATCACAAAGAGGTCTGGGAAGTTCGGCGGGGTCTTCTCCCGGCTCACCTTAAAACGCGTCTGCTTGGCCTCAAAGAACCTGCCACCCGGATCGCTCTGGGAGCAACCGGCGAGTGTCATAAGTGTCACGAGGCTCAGTAGTCTTTTCATCCCTTCCTCTCTTTTTTGATTTCAGCATCCAGCTGCTGGTGGGCCATGTCCAGAATCCGCATCAGGTGGTCACCGGCGGCGAACTTCATCAGCTTCACCTGGTGGTAGTCCACCACCCAGGTTTTGGTAAACATCCGGTCTCCCACTTTCTCGGAGACAACAATTTGGGTCAGTCTCATAACATCGGTCCAATTAGCGCCCCAAAGGAGCCCAGCAGCATTAGAATTGTCCCAATCCACCGGTGCCCGTCGTGGTAGAGACCGTAGCCGATCATCACCACAGCCAGGCTCCAGATCAGGATTAAGAAGTTCCGCTTGCTCATCGCGGTATCACCAGCGAGAGGCTCGACTCCTGCACGAGCCACATGTCGTTGCCCGCCTCGACTTTGGAATTGATTCGAAACTGGTCGAGGACCGCCAGTGCCCCTGGCGTTATGGCCGGGTCGCACTTGGGACCGACGGCAATAACGACGTAATCGATCGCCCCGCGGCTGTAGGGGTCGTAGGTCTCGGGGAACATTATCCCGCCGTCGGACTTAGCTTTGGGCGGCAACTGCCCCAGGAGGACATTGTGGCCGGTTGGTCGGATCATAGTGCACAAACTCACGTATTTGGTTAATGGTGAACTCCCGCATGGACTCGTTCTTCTCAACATGACGCGCGATATACCAGTCTGCCGCTGCCCTCACAGCGGTCTTGGTGTCGTAACGAGGGGCCCATCCCAGTTTCTCCTTGGCCTTATCTGAACAGAGTGAAAGTGATCGGTCTTCCGGACAAATCTCGTCCCTCTTTAAGAGCGAGCAACCCAGTCTTCCGGGCCATCGTTCCTTGAATTGGAGCGCCACCATGTAAACCTGAGCTAAGGGGCCGTCGGGCCCGAAGTTGAAGGCCTCGGGAATAAAATTCTCTCCCAGTTTCAGGTAGCCACAGATGCAATCCAGGACGTGCTGCCAGGGCCGCAAGTAAAACGGCTGGCGCAAGTCGACGTCCTTGCCTTCAGAGAAGGCCCGAAAGCAATCCGGGATCAACCGGTTCACTGCGTAGTCACCGCCGCCGATCACATTACCGGCGCGCGCGGTGGAGACGTTTAGTCCGTAGCTGTGGCGGTAGGCATCGCAGGCCAATTCCGCGGCCACCTTGCTCATTGAGTAGGGGGTAGACCAGGAGAAATCGTCGGTCTCCTCGCAATTCTGGACGTGGGCGTCGTAGACCTTGTCGGTCGTTATTACCACCACGGGAATCTTCAGCTTATGCCGACGCACCGACTCAAGGACACTCAAGGTCCCCATCGTATTGGTCTCAATCGTCGAGAGGGGAGATTCGAAGGCCTCACTCACGATCGGCTGGCCCGCCAGGTGGAAGATAATGTCGGGCATCACCTCCTCGATCTGGTAATAGACCGCGGCCAGGACGCGAACATCCATCCAGCCGTCGCGCTCAAAGGTCCCCTGCCCAATCACTTCAAATAGATTTGGTGAGGGGAACGGCGGGTGGGAGATCCCATAGACCCTGGCGCCAAGTTGGTTCAACCATAGCGAGAGCCATCCTCCCTTGAACCCTGTATGGCCCGTTACCATGACCTTTTTGCCCTCGTAGAAGCCGTTAAATAGGTCGAGCTCCCTCATGTCAGCAAGTCGGCACTGGGACGATTTGCCCGCCGTGCTTGCTCACCATGTGAGAACGCCACGGCCCCGGCCTGGTGCTGATTATTGAGGTGCAGAGCGGGCACTGGGCCTTGGCTGGAGGCGCAACCTGTGGCGGAGCCTGGACCTCAGCTGCCGCCACAGGGCCCTGCGTTACGGAATTGGTGACGCTACTCGTGACGCTCTTTAATTGATCCTCTAACTCGCGGATGCGCTTCAAAAGATTGACTAGCTCGTGCTGCGCCTTCATCCCCTCCAAGGCCATCTGGCGAATCTCGGCCAGCTGCGTCCTGGCCAGGTGCGGGTCGGGCAGAGCCGACATAAACTCGTCCAGCGTCTGCTCGCGCAATCGCCCTGGAATTCCTGGCACCTCAATGGTCTTGGGTTCTTCGGTCATGTCTTTATTTGCGGGGTTTGGGTGAGCCAGATCATCAGCTTGTTAAACACACTCATACGCACGGGCTCGCCGTGGATCAGGCGGTGAAGGGTGGAGTGGTCGCAGCCTATCTCCCTGGCGACTGTCCGGTAGGACAAGCCGTTGACCTTCATGTAGGCCTCCAAGAGTTCACCAAGTTTCATTGGTGCACTTTAGACACAGTTGTCTCAGAACGTCAACAGCAAATAATTGACTACCGGTTGGGGTATGGGTTAAAAACACCACATGCGATTGCGTGATAGGAACAAGTTCCCGCCGGGGGGCTTCCGCTTTTATGTCCCTGAGACGCGCTGGAGCATCCAGCCATGGGTGAGTTTCGATGTGGCAGTGCAACAGATTATCCAACACCGGCAGGCTAATCCCTTCCTCACCCAGAGCAAAGGCTGGAGCACTGACCCTGGCATCGTGGCCGACGAATTGGACGCCTTCAATGCCGCGGTCTGCGAGCAGATGCGGTGGATGGATTTTATCGGGGAGGGAGGTGGCCCTGCGGGCCCCCCAAAAGCGATGAGCCACCAGTCACCATCCAGCCGAAGCGCTCAAGTTGTTGCGGGCGTTAAGACGATTGCGGCCTGGGAGTTGGCCGGTGGCAACGTGGTCGATCGAGCTCTAGCTAACGCGCGCGCTAAGACCTGCTCAGCCTGCATCAAGAACGAGTCGGGCGACTTACTCTCCTTCTTCACCGAACAAGCGGCGCGGCTCATCAAACTCCAGCTAGAGACTAAGAACAACATGAAGCTATCGACTGACTTTGATCCGCTGTTAGGCGTCTGCTCGGCCTGCGGCTGCGTCAATAAGCTGAAGGTGTGGGCGCCGCTGGACATAATCTTGAAAGAGATGAAGCCCGAGACCAAGGCAGCCCTGGCAGCCAACTGCTGGGTGCTGAACGAAAAATGACCCCACAATGCTGGATGTTTTCTTACACGCCCTACCAGGGTGGAGGTAATATGCGCAGCAACCCCAAGATCGTTGTGCGGCGCACTGCCGCCATTGGCGACGCGCTGGCGGCGACCTGTGTGGCCGACCGGCTCCACGAGCTAGGCTATGAATGCGAATTCCAAACCCATACCAACATTCACTGCCTCCTGCGCTATTGCCCCAGCATCAGTTCGCTGGCGAATCCAGGCGGATATGCCCACGTTGACCTCGACCGGTCCTACGAAACCAACCCAGCGAGGAGGAATTTACATTTCAGCGAGATGTTTATGCAGCGAGCAGACGAGACTCTGCGACCTTACGGAATATCGCTTGGGGGCGCGCTTAATTGTCGTCCTAGCCTTCGAATACCTCGACAGCTAAACCAGACCGCCATTGCCAAGTTTAACTCCCATCCCCGGCCCTGGATCTTCTTTGTGCCCCGCTCCAACACCTACAACGTGCGGCAGGTCCCTGACACCTTCTGGTCGGCCTTGGCGGAGCAGTTGCCCGGCACCAAGTTCTGGCTAGGCACCCACGGCCCCTGCGCAGGGACAGTCGACTTGGAGGCGCGCCACTTGGACAACGTGATCACCTGGCTCTCGGCTGCCGACCTGGTCGTCTCGGTCGACACCGGTCCTTTGCACATCGCCGCGGCGTTAGGTAAACAGATCGTCGCCTTGGGCCAATCCTCGAGCCCCGACCTCCACATCTCCGACCAACGGGACTTTGAGACCGTATGGCCGGAAGGGAATTTGAATTGCCTCAACTGCCAGGAGAACATTTGCAAGGTCAATTATTACATGCCCCCTTGCCAGAATTTCGACGCTGTTGCGGTAGCGGTGAAGGCGAACCAAAAAATAACAGGTAGACGGAATGACGACGTCTCTGCCGCTATCGCCATTTATCAACCTGAGGCCAACGTCCTCAACCGGTGCCTGGAGTGCCTCTTGGACCAGGTGCAGGAGATTGTCGTGTGCGTCGATAAGGCGGGGAAGATCCCCAGCAACGCGCTGCAGCACGGCAAGATCCGCTACGTTCACCATCGCCAGTTCAACGTCGGCTACGGGCGCAAGATGAACTTCGCCACTCGCCACACGAGCGGTCGCTACGTGCTGCAGGTTAATGACGACGTCTTCCTAAACCCAGGAGCAGTCGCCAAGATGAAGGAGTGCATGGCGCCAGGGATCGGCATTGTCAGCTGCTTGCTTCGATACCCTGATGGAACCATCCAGCATGCCGGTAAGGTGCGCTCTCCCGGCCAGCGCGGCTGGGGCCACATCAACCACAAGCAGCACCTGCCGGATTTCAAGGACGTGACTGAACAGGAGAACACCTGCGGGGCCTGCTGGCTGGTCGATCGCGACGCCCACTTCCAATCCGGCGGTTACGACGAGCGGTTCTTTATTTACGCCGAAGACGACGACTACTGCCTGCGGATGCGCAAGACCGGTTACCGGATTCTCTTTACCCCGCACGCCTCGGGCGTCCACCTGGAACACCAGTCGACCACTAAGACCGGTCCTATCATCGATCACCTGAACAACTCCAACCGGGTCTTTGGTCAGCTGTGGGGCCCCTACCTGGAATGGAACAGCAACCGAATCCCTGGGAATTTTGACTATTGTAAGGTTTAATAATGTTACACAATCTCAATATAAGGAGGGGGATACGTCTCCCCCTTTTGATGCTATGTATTGTGATTTTTTAGAATAACTTATGACTACTCTTGGCGGAAATATCTGCATACGAAACGGGTTCCGGCTGGACTACTGCTGGCGTGAAACGGTCAAGTCGCTCCTGGAGGTGTGCGATAAGGTGGTCATTTGCGACTGCGATTCAGACGACGGGACACGCAAATGGATCGACGACTGGGCAGCGACTGAGTCGCGGATTGTCCCGGTCAACTTTCCCTGGACCAACCCCGAGCGCACCAACCAATGGTGGCCCGAGTGGATCAATTACTCGCGGCAGCACCTGGACACCGACATGCACCTGCAGCTGGACGCCGACGAGCTAATCCACCCCGAGGACCACGAGCAAATACGCAATGCGCGCGACGCCAAGGCGACGCTCTACTTCCAGAGGCTCAACTTCTGGTCGGACCCCAAGCACTTGATACCGGAAGGCTATTGCTGCGGCACAAAGGTCCTCAAAATGGCCCCGGCCAATATGCCCATCCCGAGTGATTACCCCTACGAACCGGCTAACTCGACCTGCGCCCAGGCGGTCGATTCGAACATCCGGGTATTCCACTACGGCTTTATCCGGCACCGCGAGCAGTTCTTTGAGAAGGCCAGGGAAGTCCACCGCATCTGGAGCGGCGCCATGGACGAGCGCCTGGCGCGCGCTGAAAAGTTTGAAGGCAACTGGGCGACCATGCCGGGAGTAACCGGCTGGGAAGATCGCATCGTTGACTACACGGGAAACCATCCGCCACTCATTCACCAGTGGCTAAGAGAGAGGGGATATGAAATATAAGTCGCACGTCCGCGTTGCCAAAGATATCTGCTTTACCTGGACTGAAGATGAGGTGCTCAACTATCTATGCGAGCTAGCCTCTAACTCCAGGGTGATGGTTGAGTCGGGAACCTACATGGGAGCCAGCGCCTACGCGATGCTCTCCGCCGCCCCGCGCGACGCGCACCTGTGGTGCATCGACAAGTTCATGGTGCCCGGCACCGAGCACGTCACACGGCGCAACCTCAAGTTCTGGATCGACCACGGCCAGTGCGAACTGATCATTGGCGATTCGGAGCGCGGCGCCGACATGTTGAAACACATGCTCGGACAAGTGGACCTGATCTTTGTTGACGACGGCCACGCCGAAGAGGACGTGATGCGCGACATTCGCTGCCTCCAGCCGCTCCTTAAGCGCGGCGGCATTATGGTCGGCCACGACTTCGACGTCCCGCACAACGACGTGGCCCGTGGGGTGATTCGCAGCGGCATCCCTTACGACGTTCCCATTCCCAGGCTCTGGCGCTACATCCGGTGACCATCAAAGTCGTCTACCCCGTCCCCAACGATAACCCGGAGGTCTGGGCTCTCTTCCGCGACAAGGTCGTGCGTTTCACCGATAGCTGGCGCCAATTTGGACCAGGCTTCCAGTGCGATCTGGTGCCGGTGTTATTTGCTGATGACCCTACCGGCAAGGTGACCAATCTATTTCACGGACTGCCCATCGAACAGTTCGAGCAGTATGACGGGGCGGGCTGCGATATCGGCGCCGCGCAGTGGGTGGCTGAGGCCTCTGAGCCCGACGACTTCATTGTGGCCCTGACCAGCCGGGTTTACTTCCATCGCTCTGGCTGGCTTAATCACTTGAAGGAAGCCAGGGAACTCTACGGGCCGGGCCTCTATGGAACCTCAGCTAGCCTGGAAGGAGGTCGGCTCCATTGCTGCACGCGCTGCTACTCTATGGATGCCGAAATCTGGAACGCCTACCCGACTGTCATCCACAGCCGAGACTTAGGCACTTACTTTGAGGTAGGACATAATAACCCACTGGGTCCACTAAGTGATTGGGTGGAGTCCATTGGCCGACCGGCCTACATGGTCTATTGGTCAGGCGTCCGCAGAAAGCCGCACTGGACCACTCCAGATAACATCTTCCGAAAGGGAAACCAGGAGGACTTACTGGTGTGGGACAAGCACACCGACGCCTACCGTGACGCCGATCACGCAGAGAAGGAGCGGCTCCACGCCATGGCATATGGTGTTGCAAACCCGGTGGCTGAAGCGTAAAAGGCTAGCTATGGAATTTAAGAACGCCGAGCAGGTGCAGCAGATCTGTTGGGAGATGAGATGCGCCGACTGGCCCAGGGACGCAAACCGCGCCCGCATCAACGACCTGTTCAACGGCGTTCCACCCTACAGCCAGGACGAGGTTCGCGATAACAACATCAACGTGAACGTGAACTTCCTGGAGGCGACGCGCTTGGGGCACGACGCCCGGATGCAAGGCCAGCAGGGGATCTTAAAGCCGGGCAACTATTTTGTAGCGCGCACCGACGCCGGGCCTTCGAGCAAGCGGGTTAACTGGGGCAACCTCTCTACCTCGGTGGTCAATAAGACCATGAAGCGGTCATTGTCGTATTACGAAAATATCCGCTCCAAGATAGGCTCTAACGTCCTGCATGGCATTGGCCCTTCCTGCTGGGAGAACTCGGATGTGTGGCTGGCCGACCCGCTTGGGGTTGAGGACCTGTTGATACCGGCTAGCACCTACGTCACCTTCAAGAACCTCCCCTTCTTCTGCATCCTGAGATCCTTCACCGCGCCGGAGTTAATCAAGATCTCGCGCGCCAAGAAAGTCGATAAGGCCTGGAACAAGGACCTAATCGAGTCCTGCCTCAAATGGATCGATCGCGAGAGCATGGCGCTCATGGGCTCCAACTGGCCCGACACCTGGTCCCCTTCGAAGGTCGAGGAGCGCGTTAAGGGCGATGGCGGCTACTACATGGGCGACCAGGTCCCCACCATCGACGTGTTCGATTTCTACTACTGGAGTGATGAGAATGATGAAGAAGGCTGGCGGCGCAGAATCGTCCTGGACGACTGGTCAACCCCCGCATCAGCGGGCACCGGCTACCAGTTCTCGCGCAACTCCGCTGTGGATTTTGGTCGCAATCAATGGCTCTACAACTCGGGCGCGCGGGTCATCGCCCAGAGGCGCGAGGAGATATTTACTTGTGCCTTCGCCGACCTATCCGCGGTTACCCCCTTCCGCTATCACTCGGTAAGGTCGCTGGGATTCCTGCTCTATGCCGTGTGCCACTTGCAAAACCGGTTGCGCTGCTCCTTCTCCAAGTCTGTGTTCGAATCGCTCCTGATGTATTTCCAGGTCGGCAACATGGACGAAGCCGAACGCGCGCTGAAGCTGGAACTGGCCGACAAAGGCTTCATCGACGAGGGGCTCAAGTTTGTTAAGAACGCCGATCGCTACCAGGTCAACGCGGGCCTGGTGGAGCTAGGGCTGGGTGAGAACCAGAAATTGATCAGCCAGAACTCGTCCTCATTCTCCTCAGCCAGCCAGTTCTCCTCAGACCGCGATCGCAAGACCAAGTTCCAGGTGCAGGCTGAACTGCAGCAATCCCAGACGCTCATCAGCGCTGCCCTGGCCCAGTTCTTCACCTACCAGGAAGTCGAGTATCGCGAGATATTCCGCCGGTTCCTAAACCCCAAGAGCCGCGACGTTGAGGTGCAGAACGTCCGTAAGCGACTGCTGCGTGAGATCCCGGAAAAATACCTGGTCCCCGAGGCGTGGGAAATCGAAGCCGAACGCACGCTGGGTGCTGGCAATAAGACTTTGGAAATGGTCCAAGCCGAACAGCTGATGCAGTATCGCCCGCTCTATGATCCGGAGGCTCAGCGCCAGATCTTGAGAGATGTAACCTTAGCGATTACAGATGACCCTGGCCGCGCCAATGCCTACGTGCCAGAGCAGCCGCACATCAGCGACTCGATCCACGACACGCAGCTGGCCTTTGGTTCGCTCATGCAAGGCGCTCAAGTCAACGTCCGGCCCGGTCTCAACAACGTGGAAGTGATCGGCACGATGCTGCAGCTGATGGACAATAAGATTAAGCAGCTGGGACCGATGGGCAGCCCTGCCGACCTGGCGGGAATCCAGAACTGCGCCCAATACACGCAGGGATTCATTCAGCTGCTGGAACAGGACGAGGCGATGAAGTCCACTGCCAAGGCCTTTGCGCAGGTGCTCTCCAAACTCATGAACCTGGTGCGGGCAATGGCTCAGCGCTTGCAGCAGGCCCAGGAGAAGGCCGCACAGGCCAACGGCAATGGCAACGGCGAGGCCGCAGCCAAGATCCAATCCATCATGATGCAGGCGCAGGTGAAGCAGCAGAACGCCAAGCAGAGCCACGCCCAGAAGACGGCCCAGCGCCAGATCCAGTTTGAGCAACAGCTAAAGCAGGACCAGGCCAAGGCGGCATTGGACATGCAGATTAAGGCGCGCGAACGCGGCCTGGACCTGCAGACAAGGGCGATCGAGAAACACCTCGACCTGAATAACGAGAAGATTAAGCAGCGCATGAAATCAACCCAGGAGAGTGAAGAATGAAGATCGTCATAGAGACCATCCCCCACCAGGATCAGCGATATCCAACTTGCGGCGATTGGTTTTATGGCCCTGACGGAACTCTCCACATCAAGGTGACCCAACTCTCTGACTGGCGACACGAGGCGCTGATCGCCGTGCATGAATTGGTCGAAGTCCTTTGCTGTAAGCATCGCGGGATTTCCCAGGAGCAAGTCGACGCGTTCGATATGGCCTACGAGGCCAAACGGGATAATAAGTTAAAAGATCCAGATTACCCAGAAGAGGCGAAGTGGATTTTGACAGCAGAGGAGCCGGGCGACCATCCTGATGCCCCTTACCGATCGGAGCATTGCGCGGCCACCGGAGTTGAGAGGATGCTCGCCTCCCTGATGGAAGTCCCGTGGAGCCTTTACGAGAACGAGATTCTGGCCCAATGAAGTCGATATCAGACGTAACGGTCTGCGTGATCGATACAGGCCTGTTCCTAAACTTCGCCCGCACGATGGCTCGCAAGGCCAAGCGTGTCCTCTACTTTAATCCTGAGGTGCGCTCCTATCCGTCACTCCACCAGCATTGTGTCGGCGATGGGTTCCCTGAACTGGAAGTGGTGCGTGAGTTCTGGTCCCAGTTCGAGGAGATAGACCTGTTCTGTTTCCCTGACGTCGGCCAGGGTCCCTTGCAGCAATACCTCCGAGCAGTCGGAAAGCTGGTCTGGGGCGCTGGCGCCGGTGAGCAACTCGAATTAAAGCGCCAGATGTTTCTGGACATGTTGGGAAAACTAGGCCTGGAGGTTCCCGAGTATCACGTTTGCGCCGGGCTCTCCGAACTACGCCACTACCTGCACGACAAGGAGGACCAGTATGTCAAAATATCCCGCTACCGTGGGGACATGGAGACGCACCATTACCGGAATTATCGGATGGACCAGACGTGGCTGGATACGCTGGCAATTCAGTTTGGACCACTCCAGGACCGAATCTCCTTCCTGGTGTTCCCGGCGATCGATTGCGAGATAGAAATTGGCGGGGACACCTACTGCGTCGATGGGCAATGGCCGAAGCTGATGCTGAACGGCGTCGAGGGCAAGGACAAATCCTACTTCAGCTGCGTGACCCGGTGGGAGGATATGCCGCCCATGGTGACCGAGGTGATGGAGGCCTTTAGCCCTATCCTCTCCCGCACCCGCTACCGCCAGCAATGGAGCTCGGAGATCCGGGTTACTGACGAGGGCAAGGCCTTCTTCATTGACCCAACCTGCCGCGGCGGCATGCCCTCCAGCGGCTCCCAACAACTGCTCTGGGAGAACTTCCCGGAGATTGTGCTGGCCGGGGCGCACGGCGAGCTACTGGACCCTGAGCCCATCGCCAGGTATTCCATCGAGACCATGATCACCGCCAAGGACGAGGACAACCAATGGTGCTCGGCGGAGATCCCTGAGGAACTGGAAGGTAAGGCCCTATTCTATCGCTGCTGCAAAGTGGACGGGCTCTACGCCTTTCCGCCAGCTGAGTATGGCCACCGCGACTTAGGCTGGCTCGTAGCCACCGGCAACACGCCAGAGGAAGTGCTCCAGAACCAGAAGGACGCTGCTGACTTGCTTCCGGACGGACTTAACGCCGACGTCGAGGCGCTGGCCTCAGTGATCCAGGATATTGACAAAGCAGAGAAGGATGGTGTCTCATTTGGCCAACATGAAATGCCGGAAGCGGCGTCAGTCCTTTAGTCGGGAAGTGGGGCTGATGCTCTTCCATGAAAGTGAAGATATGAATGGTTGTAACTCACCGCAGGCGATGGTAGACCGCACTCCACGCTTTGAAGGCCAGCGCAGCAAAGGCAGACGAGAGAACCAAGTCGTAGGAAAAAAGAGCGGGATCATCCGCCCTGACAAGCGAAAGAAAGCGAAGTATCTATGAAAGAGATGAAACCCAAGGTAGTAACTCACATGCCGTCCACCAAGGCGAGCATACCCACCGCAGTGTCCAAGACCTACAAGTCCAAGATTGGAGTTGAGTCCGGGATACCGCCGATTGGATGCCCTCAGCCAAAGTCGAAGGTCGGGCTGTGATTCCAGTAAAACCTGGAGATAGGGTTCTCATACCGATGAAGCTGGTTCGACCAGCCGATCACGGAGAGAAACTGTTGGATCAAAAAGGCGCCACGTTCGAGTTGTTCAACCTAAGGGCCGATAAGTGGTGGGCTAAGACACACGACGATGGCCCTGAGATCCTAGTCTGTATTTGCGATCTGAATCACATCGAGTCGGGTATTTTTATTGGACAATGAGCGCCGAGACCGACAATTTCCCGGTGTATCAACCGCCGGGGATACCGCACATCGATCCCAAGGATCAGAAGGGGATCGTCAAAATGATCAACAAGGCCCTCAAGCCTAAGTTGAGGACGCCCAAGATGAAGGGCCTCCAGTCCGACCAGTCAGTCCACGTTAAGCACAAAAAGGTTAAGTTCTATTAGTTATGAGTAGCGTCATCAAAAATCCCAGTCCCAAAACGCGCTTCCAGGAGAGCGCCGATAACGTCAAACGCCACCGCGACCTGATCGCCTTGCGCGAGTTTGAGCGAGCAGCCGACATGTCTCTGCTGCAATACCAGAAGGATGTAACCCTCCAGGTCGATGCCAACCCGCAGATGGCCGGAGCCGCCTCCTTCAAAATGCAAGGGGCCCAGGAATTCCTCTGGACCTTTCGCAACCTCGCCGAGTCCTTTGAATTACCCAAGGGCCGAGTCGCTGAGGGGAACCTAGACCACGCAACATAATATGCCTGCAGAAGCACCCCCAGCACCCACGGCTTTGCCACCGCCCACGACCAGTGCGGCGGTCGATAACGGTCCCGGTTCAGAGATCCACGTCACACAGGCGACGGTCGACAGCGGTCCCAAACAGGTCCCACCCAAGAAGGGTGGGGCAATGGATCGGCTGTTCAAAGATCTCCGCGCCAAGGCGAAACCCAATTTTTACGAATCTGCTCCGGAACCAAGCACACCTCCGGAGCAGGGCGGCTCGACTGAGGCTGTTAGCACCCCACCTACTGAACAGCCAACTCCTGATAAGTCGACGCAGCCCGCTAAGGCTGGTGTTGGTGAAACTCCTACGCCAGCACCAGCTACGCAGGAGGGCAAGAAGGAGCGCGCTAATCCCTGGAAGCTAGTCGACGAATACAAGGCCAAGGCGAGCAAGGCGGAGACTGAGCTAGCCGAAGTCCGAAAGAGCGGCATCGATCCCGCCGCCAAAAAGGCCTACGACGAGCAGGTGGCGCAACTGCGCACCCAGAACGAGGAACTGGAAAAGGAAATCCGTTTTGTTAACTACGCCAAGAGCGCCGAGTTTAAGAGCAAATACCAGGAGCCTTACGAGAAGGCCTGGCACCGCGCGGCCCAGGAGATAAGCGAGATCCAGGTGACTGACCCGGCCACCAACGAGGTGCGTCCAGCGACCGTGAACGACCTGGCCGAGATCGTAAACCTGCCACTGGGCAAGGCGCGCGACGTCGCTGACCAGGTCTTTGGAAAGTTCGCCGATGATATCATGGCCTACCGAAAGGAAATCCAGCAGCTGTTCCAGGCGCAGGAATCGGCCTTGAAGGATGCCAAGGAGAGCGCCACTAGGCGCGATAAGGAACGCTCCGAGCAACAGCAGCATTTCCAGACTAAGACGGCAGACGAGATCAAGGCGGCATGGGAAAAGGCCAACGCCGAGTTCATCGAGAAGCCTGAGCTAGCTGACGTGTTCAAGCCTGCTGAGGGCGATGAGGAAGGCCGCACCCGGCTCACTAAGGGCTACGAGTTAGTCGACAAGGCATTCTCGGTAAACTCAGCTGACCCGGCATTAAGTCCGGAGGACCGGGCCAAGGCTGTGCGGATGCATGCGGCAGTAAGGATGCGCGCGGCGGGATTTGGCGTGGTGAAGCACCGTCTGGATAAAGCTACTAAGCGCATTACTGAACTCGAAAAAGAGTTATCCCAATACAAGGAGACCTCCCCTCCGACCGGAGGAACATCCGGACCCTCCACCACGCCAGTTCAGACTGGCAAGGCCTGGGATTCCATCAGATCGGGCTTGCAGAAAATAGCAAGGCCCGCGTAGGATTCGAACTCGAGGACCATTGGGAAGTGGTCAATCATAGGTTAGGCGAGCGGCTGATCTTTTTGAGGGGACAGCCGCTCGTTTCTTTTAGTTGACAGGTATCCACCACCTGTAGTAGGAGGTTGTCCAGGACGTAGCAGTGGCTGGTAGTCCTCAGCCAAAGAGTCTAGCCCGACTCATCTTACGGGCATGGCGGTCGGTGACCCTCTTCGCCGCAAATCAATCACGCAGTCCGTGTAACTAACAACATAAACAGATAACAAATTTCTATGAGTTGCCCAACAGGCGTAATTCAAGCGTGCGATTTCGGCCAGTTCATGGTTGACCAGACGCCGCGCTTCGATGAGTTGATCATGGAGGATATTCGTCCTACCGATGGTTGGCTCTATAACATCTCCACCGGCACGACCCCCATGGGGACACCGGTGCAAATCACCCAGGATAGGTTCCGCTCGGTTTGGCCGAACACCACCAAGAAGTGGAATCAGGTGGTAGCTAACGGCCCCGGTTGCAGCGGTAACCCTTGCGACCTTACCGAGAACCAAATCGGCTGGGGCGCGGATCGGCTGACCTACTTTGCCGAGCAACAGACCTGGGGCACCCCGCTCATCTGCTACGACCAGGACATGCACATCACGCATGCTGAGCAGCACATCGCCCAGATCATCAACGAAATCCTTCGACCGGCGACGACGGCCATCTCGAGCAACTTCCTGCGCAAGCGCGCCCTGCAATGGGCCCGTTTCAAATACCAGGCGGCTTCCGGACTGCCGCAGTTCACTTTCCAGTGGACGCTCGGTGGCGCTAACCTGGACGAGGAAATCTATTTTGATTGCTCGGCCAACCCCAACCAGGTGTTCCTCTTAGCCCCGCAGATGCTGCAGAGCCAGTTCTCTCCGCTGATGCGTAACGGCTACGGTGGCAAGAACCCCTTCAAGGACACGGCCCCTTTCATCGAGCTCGTGACCGACATGGACACCTGCTGGCTGCTCGACAAACTCGGCGGCGCTCAGGGCCAAGGCGGAGTTCCCTCGGTCAGCGGCAACTGGCGCTTCACTGAATGGAGCGCGGCCAATGAGTATTGGCGCTATGGCTTCTCTGGCCAGGTCGGCAACTTCATGGTGCGCGTCGACGAGATGGGACTGCGGTTCAACTTCGTCCAGGACATGGGTGCCTCGGCCAACGGCGGCAATGGCAACCGTTACCGCTACCAGATCGTTCTGCCCTACCGCAACGGCGTAACCTCGGGCGCAGGCGGCGCCTCGGGTATCGGCTCCTTCGAGAACCCCGACTACGACGCTGCCCAATTCCGGCTCTCCTTCATCATGCACAAAAAGGGCATGGAATTGCTGGTGCCGGATGCCCGCCCGCTCAACCCGGAGATGCCTTTCGGTCACCGCGATTTCGGTGGCAAGTGGCGGTTTGCGATGCACGACCTGGGGGCTGACTCCAACGGTGTCGCCATCACCAACAAGTGGGAAAACAAAGGTCAGTTCATCTCATGGTTCAAATACTATGTGCGACCTCTCCACTACGAATTCATGCAAGCCTGGTTCCACAAGAGCGAGCAGCAATGCATCCCGAACATCAATACGTGCCACGCCGATCCCGGCTACCCGGCGCAGTATTACAATTCGGCGCTGCCGACCTGCCCGTTGCCCGCTGGCTTTGTCCCGGCTGGCACCACGACACCTCCAGCTCTGCCTCCGGGCAGCGCAGTGGCGGGAACATTCCCGGTCGACTCATTCGCACCGGAGACTCCGAACCAATAACATTGGTGACGCTACTCGCGGGTTCCCGGTCGGGATTGGCCGGGGACCCGCTTATGCGATCCCAATTCAATGGACCCAAACCGAATTTGACGTATGGATTACCCATCCAACCCCGGCGGTGGAGAAGAGGACATGTTCCACGACGGTCCGCCCGCCCCGAAGGAAGCAGAAGCCAAACCGGAAAGTTCGACGGGCATCCTGCCCAAGAGCATTCTTGCGGGAAAGGACTTCAAAGTCGGGGACGAGGTGGTTCTGAAAATCGTTGCCCTTCACGACAACGACGTGGAAGTGGAATACGCCTCTGAAAAGGGCGGTGAAGAAGAAGGTGGCGGCTACCAGGAAGAGATGCCCGCAGCCGCACCCAGCAACGACATGGCATCCATGATGGAATAATTATGCGCAGCGACCTACAAACCATTTTGAACATCCCACCGGTCTCCGCCGGTCACGAGTTGCAGAACAAGCAGATGGTCCTGGCGTGGCTCTACATGATCAAGTTCGCGCCCAATGTGAACTTCAACCTGCCGACCCTGACGACCAAGATCGCCGGGCTGCAGGGGGTAAACGATCAGAACATGATCGACCTGCAGATCTACGGCCTCTCCCGCTACCTGGGTTATGGCAACAACACCTGGGCCCAGCTAGTCGCCACAGCCCGTGCCGCCATTAACGGCCAGGGTATTCAGCAGCTGGGAGTGCAATCGCAGACGGCGGTCACACAGGCTGATTTCCAGACGCTCATCAACTACGCCGTGCTGACCGACACCAAGGTGCTATCGGACGCCTCCTAATGTCTGTATCCACAGACCCATCTGATTTGGCCAACGCCGCGCGCTGCATCTCCTGCGTGATACCGCCAGGGGATCAACTCGCGGTGCAGACCTACCTACTGGCGATCATCGCCGGGGTGGACACCAGTTCCAGCGGAATTCAAACACTGGTAAATGCCGCCCGCTGTTTCTCCTCCTGCATCCCGCCTGGGGACCAGTTGGCCGTCCAGAACTATCTGCTCACTCAGATTGTGAATGCATGACCGTAGTCACCATCTATGACGAGAACGTTGAATGGGTCTTCAGCGGGGCGGGAACTTTTAACCCGGCTGACGTCTCCCTTCCGCACACTGGTGTCATAGATCTCAAGGCGACCGCCTCCCTGGCGGCAGACGAGGGAAAGTGGAAGTCCCCCGTCGGTTACGCCGCTAACCTTTTAGTTAGCCTCTCGATATGGATAGCCAAGTCGGGCATCTGGTCGAGCACCACTTCGCTCGTCAACGTCTACTTCCTGGACGAGTCACTGAACGTGGTCGGCTCCCCGATCGTCATCAAGGACGGGGCCTACGGCTTTAGCAGCAGCACGTCCGGCTACCAGAACGTGGTCGTGCCGATCGCCGACTTTGCCCTGCCGGACTCCTCGATTGTCCGGTATCTGGCCTTCAGCACCGGCACCCACACGACCCTCAGCTACTTCCTGGACACTATCCAGCTTACTGTTATGGCAGTATCCACAGACCCATCCACTCTAGCCAATGCCGCTCGTTGTTTTTCCTCCTGCATCCCGGATGGCATGGCAGTGAAATCTTACCTGCTGCTTAATTACGCGAACCTCCCGACCTGCTCGACGCCCACTTCCCCGGACAACGCCGCCGCGGCTAACGTCACCACGACCACGATGGACCTCTCCTGGACCGAAGGGGCAAGCCCCTCGGCGCCGGTTACCGGTTTCCGAGTGATCTGGGGGACCTCAGTGGGCAGCAGCAACCTGGGCGACGTGACGATCCCTGCTGCTCCCTTGAGTTACACCCTCACGGGGCTGCCGACTGGCACTCAGATATTCTTTGCCATCTACGCGCTCTCTGGGGCCTGCCAGAGCGCCAACTCGACTGGCGGCAGTGCCACGACCCAGACCCCCAACGGGCTCTTAAACAGCCTCGGCCACTTCTACCGGTTCCAGGAGGCGGCTGCGTTGTTCGCCGACGTTGGGTCCTCCGCCAGTAACACGCCGCTTAACTACACCAATGCGGGCCTGGACTTCAGTCGTGTGGCAGGTCACGTCGAAACCTTTGCCGGTAATTACGACGGTAGCAACGGGTTCAACTGCGTCGGGACACTGGGTGCGGCTGCACCACAAGACTTTGGTGGCGGTGGGCTAGGCACAACGCCGGTCACCTTTGCGATCTGGTTCAAGCCGAGCAACACGCAGCCCAACAACGCCCGCACTTGCATCATCATCGGGACCTGGGACGACGACAGCAACGCGGCGCGCGAGTCGTGGGTGGTGACCTTAAACGCCGCGGATAATACCAAGTGCCAGATGTTTACGCGGGACAATCTCAATAACCTTCACTTCACTGCGCTGGTGGGGAATATTTCACTGAACAACTGGAACTTCCTTTGCGGTGGATGGGACAGCGGCAGCAACACGGCCTGGCTCTCGCTCAACGGCGGGGCACGAGTGACGGTGGCGCAGACCTCCATCAACACCACGGTCGGCGGCGCGCGATTCAACGTCGCCAACATGTTCGGTCCGCAGCGCGAGACCAACATGTCCTTTGAATCTGTCGGGGTGTGGCAGCGCAACTTCACTGGCCCCGGCGTGGGCACCGATATCGACAACCTCTACAACGGAGGGGCGGGGCTCCCGTTTGGGTCCTTCACGGTATGAAATACGTAATTTCCATATCCGCCATTACAGCCAGCGCTTACATGCTTTTTTTAGTGTGGACGGCCTCGATGCTGGTAGAGACTCGGGTCCGAGCCGTGCAGCCGCCGATCGGGATACTGGCCTACTCGAACATCAACAATAAGTTCGCCCAGGCGACGATCGTCTGGGACCCAGTTGGCGGCGTGGCTAATGCCTATCTGCTGCAGTGGGGGACCAATGCCGGAAAATACTCCTTTGGCAAGGTGGTGAAAACCAACCAGTGCGTGGTGCAGTTGCCTTACGGACCTGGATACTACTTCCAAGCCGTTTCTCTGAACGTGCAGTGGCCGAGCCTCATCCTGCCTTCCGGTCAATCGCAGCGCCTCTATTTCAAGCCGACGACAACCGGCCCAATCAATCAATCCGTAACCAAGTTCTAAAACCAAACGATGCCACCAGCCCACAAGTGAACCAAACCCAAGGGGCAAATGACATTTAATTCACTAATAAAATCCATCCGATACATGAGAGACAAAGGCGTAAATTTGAACACTCTCCTGTTGGGGATCTTGCTGGCTTTAGGAAAGTTCGGCGGGTCAGAGTTGTTCGCGGAGATCAAAACCGTTCACGACTCTATGATAGGGATAAAGGCTGAGATCAGCATTATCCAGAGTTACAGCCTGGACACTCGCACCCGGCTTGCCGCCGTGGAGGCCGATATTATCAAAATCAAATTGGACAACAATCTGCGGTGAACTTCCTGTCGCGAGTAACCTTCCGGATGGCGGTGGCGTGGGGAGTTCTGTTCTCACTCAACTCGCTGGGCACCTGCCTCATGGTGGCTCTCAACAACACCGTTTGGGTGGAACTTACCGCCCAGAAGAAATTCGTCCTGGTGTTAGGCGTTATGGTCAACTGGACCGGAGTGATCATGGCCTTCGTGTCCAAAACGGTCGCTCGCCTGGAGGCGGGGAAGCTACCACCTACCAACGGAGATACTTCATTCTTGACTAAGGACGAGGTCCCTACGACAACTCAACCTACAAAATGAAACGATCAATCATCACGCTGGCATTACTGCTGGCAATCGTCGGCTGCTCCAAGTTCGCGAACAACGTGTTCCGAACTGAGCAAGCCATCACTGGGGTCGCCTACACGGCTTACGTAGGCTATACGAACGGCCTGGCCAGCGGCGCCATCAAGGTGAGCGTCGATGAGAGCAACGCCGTTAAGTCCGCCCGGCTCAAGCTGGCAGCCAGCCTCGCTACCGTGGACAGCTGGATGGATGTTTACCAAACCAACGCCACCGTTGAACCGCAGGTGCAGGCTGCACTGGATGCCGCCATCGCCAACAGTTCTAACGTGGTCTACCTCATCAACCTGTTCAAAAACAAATGACTTCCACTGAAATCAAAACACTACTGGATACCGTCGTAACCGACCTTAATAGCGCCGCTGACTTTGCCGGTATTATTGACCCAGCCCTGGTTCCCTTCATTGCCATCGGTAAAGCGGTGGACAAGATGATACCGGGATTGGCGAGCGGCGTAGCTGGCTGGATTGAGGGCAACGCCCCAACCGATCAAGAGAAGGCTGAAAAGGCCGCTCAGCTGGCGGTTCTGGGCAACCCCAATCTTCCGTGAGGCTGTTCCTTAAGACGCTGCTCCTTTGTGGGATTGTCTGCGCCGCCTCCGCCCAGACAATCTCCTATTTCAACTACGGATTCCTGAGGCAACCCAGCGCGGCTGCTGATCGGGCTTACCTCGGTATCAATGGGACCAACTCCGGAGGCACGGAGGTCTCAGTGAGTTGGCCGCTGTTAGCCTCCACCAACGGAACGGACCCGATCCTTGTCTCGCTCTCATTCGACCAGGGGTTTACCAACGGCCTCGCTACGATTTCCTACGTCGATGCCAGCGGGACGATTATCAGCAACGCCCTGTTCGCGCTCATCCCCTCATCATCAGGGGCTCTATGGGCGACCGTGGTGTCGGCAGGAACTAACGTCTTAGTGCTCACCAACTCGGCGAGTGGGACCAACAACTACACGGTGAACGGACTCACGGATACCAACGTGGTAAACAGCCTTGCCGCAGTTCAGGCCACGAACTCATTAGTTTTGGCCACCAACAACGACATTGCTGTAAGCAACAACATTTACCCACAGATTGTGGCAGCGACGAACGGGTGGGGAGTGAACAATTTTTCTTGGATGTTTGGCGATGGGAGCGATGGTGGTGTGACTTTTGATGGGAGTTCGGTTGTGTTAGGGCTTACGCCATCAGGGAGCATTTACACACTCACTAGATCGATTTACTGCACGTCGATAACCATAAATAATGGAGTGACCGTCAAGCCGGTTGGATTCAGGATTTTTTGCACAGGCACGCTGACGAACAACGGCACGATTTCAAACAATGGAACTGACGCAACCACTAGGGTAACGGCTGGCGCTGCTGGCGGTCCCGGATCGGAACTTTTAGCCGGACAGACAGCAAGTGCCGGGGCGAGTTCTGGTAATAATTCAGGGTCCATATCCAGTTCGTTGACCATAAACGCTGGTTGGGGTGGTGCTGGCGGACGGGGCGGTTCTGGTGGTAACGGCAGCGGAAGTCCTGGCACAGGTGGCTCTGCTGGGACGGTTAGTTTTACCCAAAGAGTAACCAGATTTCTAACCGATTTCATAATTTCAAGCGTTGGTAATAATCAGGCTATGGGTGGTGGCGGGACGGGTGGTGGCGGTGCTTCTGGAAATGGAAGCCAGTCCGGAAATGGAAACGGCGGAGACGCTGGCGGCGGCGGTGGCGCGGTTATGATATTTGCCAACTCCATAAGCAATGCCAACGGAACGATTAGCGCAAAAGGAGGAAATGGATTCTCTGGTGGCAGCGGTGGCCTCAGTGGGCTTGGGGGCGGCGGAGGCGGGGGTGGTGGGGGTGGTGGTCTGATATATCTGGTCTATAATTCGATAATCCCTGGGACGCTAAATGTCGCAGGCGGCACCAAAGGTGTTAAGGGAATCGGAGGTGGTGGCGGGGGATTGGACGGTTCTGACGGGAGTGATGGTAGCGTGGGGACAATCCTTCAATTTCAGCTTTCTTCCCCATCAGGCGGCGGGCCTCCTGGCCCAATCGGCGCGACGGGTCCACAAGGACCGACTGGCCCTGTGAGTAGCGTTGCCGTTGCAGTCGGCCAAGGATTAACCGTTTCAGGCTCCCCGATTACCAGCAGTGGAACGATCACCGTAGGGGCACAAGGAAACATCGTCACCAATGGGATGAGTCTAACCACGACCGTCAGCAACGTCCTGACAATTGATGCAACGCACTACATTTCTGGACCTGCAAGTCATTCGACAATCACCAACACAGGTTTGACGAGTGCTGATGCGATCGCGACCGACAGTAACGGGAAACAGATCCAAGCGACGGCGATCACCATTGCCCACATCGCACAGCCGGGAGTAATAGTCACCAACGGGGAAACTCAAGTGATCACAGTCAGTAACACCTTTGGTGCTGACGCGGCCCATTACCTCACTGGACCCGCAAGCCACAGCACGATTACAAACACAGGACTCACCTCGGCAGACGCAGTGGCTACCGACTCAAACGGAAAACTTATCGGCGCAACCGCCGTCCTAATGAGCCACATAGCTCAGCCTGGGATAATCGTTACCAACGGAGAAACCCAAGTCATAACCGTCAGCAACACCTTCGGTGCGGATGCAGCCCACTTTATGAATGGACCGATGAGCCCAACACTGCTGACGAACGGGGCGAGCGGTGGATCAAAGATTCAACTCACCGATTCAAACAAAAAGGTGATTGATGCCGCAGCTTCCGGTTCGGTCCCGATTGACGCGGATGGAAGCGCGACTACAGCAGCGCAAATCTCCGCGCTCGTCACGATCAACTCCAGCGGCTTCACGAACAACGTCAACTCGCAGTCGGCAAACTATGCACTGCTATCGACTGATTGGCTCGTGCTTCTGACGGGGGCCCACACCGCCACACTCCCTACGGCGGTCGGCATAGGAGGTAGATCCTACATCATCAAGTGCAGCAGCGCGGGCACGAACGCCATCCTGACCACTTCTTCTCAGACGATTGACGGAGCGGCGAAGTGGACTAACACCGCGATCAACAAATTTACCTGGGTGATCAGTGACAACGCCAACTGGCGGGTGATTGGCCAGAACTAAGTGTAGGTCAATTCCTTGCCGTGCCAGTGGTTGTCTGACCTCTCGCGTAGCCTCTTCTTCCAGGTCCTATCGACGCGCTTGTGAGCCACGCTGCGCTGCACCTTTACCACAAACCCACGGCGTATCGCACCCTCCACGCCGCAGACCAGGGCGTCGAATAAGTCGGGAGAGCGACCGCTCTTAATCTTCATCTTCTCCTTGGGCTCAATCTGGATCTTCTTAGCCTGCCAGCCCCACTCGCGCATTGCCCCCTCGGCCATAACCTCCTCCGTCATGCCGCGGAACTGACCAGCCTGGATGGCGTAGCTCACGTTGAACCACAACTCTGAGACCATGTTGAAGTAGTAGTCCTTGCAGTAGACGTCGATATCGCTCGACACCTTGCGGTCGTTGTGGGGTAGACCGCCAAACTCAACGCCCTGCACCAGCGGCGACCAGATGCGGCCAAAGGCGTTCATGAGCGAGCCGCGACCGGTTGAGTCAAAGAAGAAGTTGTCCGGTGATATACCGCGCCGCTCGCATTGGTCCTTCACGAAGGTGGCGATCTGATCCTCTGGCATGTCGTTGATGTTATCCGAGACTGGCACGAGCAGTGTGTCGACCAGGGCGAGAATCTGGTTATTGGGAAGAGAGTCCACTTTCTGGGTCATGATCGCCGAGACTATCTGCTCGCCGGTTGGGGTCACTGATTCGAGTCCAAACTCCAGAACTCCAAAGACGCAACGGTCGCCACCAACGCCGCGGTAGGCTGCGTCGAGGAACCCAATCTTTACGCGCTGCGTGTCCTTCCAGGAAGGCTCCTCCATTGCGTGGAACTTGAAGCACATCTGGCGTGTGATCACCCGTCGGATAGCAGTGCCGCGTGGCATGCGGCCCAGGTCCATCATGGAGAACTGGAGGCTGTCCTGGCCGTAGAAGGCGATGTCGGCGTCGATCTGTGCCTGCGTAATAAGCGGGATGCCTAGCTTGCCATCGAGGTTGGGAGAGTCAGTCCCCACTAGCTGTATGCAAACACCATTGGGGAATCGCGTCTCCCAGGACTTGGTCCCACCGGTCTGGTCAATGCCCCCATCCCATCCGCCGAGGTGCGCGGCGGGCTCGCAGATAACACCCAGCGCGTCGGTGATATCCTTGGGGTTACCCGAGAAGACACCCTTGAAGTCTGCGTTCTTGTTGAGGTTGGAGATCGAGTCGACAAACTGACGCGGCAGGAACTGGCACTCATCGCCCAGCATCCGCAGGCGCTTGTTCTTGATGCCGACATACTCCTCGATGCCCTGGAAGGATTGGCCCTTCTTGCAGGCCACACCGACAATGCCGTTGCGGAAGTCTCTACCCTCAGCCGCGACACTGCGATCGTCGCTGACGATGCGCTGGCGCCCCTCTATCAGGTTGCCTGGAAGCCACGCGAAGCTCGCCTTGGCTGTGCGGTGCAGCTTCTTTATCTCACCCAGAATACGCATCTCTAAAGACTCCCTGGTGGTGCTGGAGACTAGCACCGTGGTGCACCAGAAATAGGCGTAGTAATCCATGAGCACGCACGCCGCAGGGATGAAGGTCTTCCCAGTGGAAGCCGGTCCTATCTGGCCGATGATGCGATACTTAAGGTATAGCTTCACCTGCATGTCGGCCCACTCGTGCCACTTGATCCAGGGCCAGGCGATCTGCATCGCTCTCTTGAAGTGGAACTCCAGGCCCTCCCCGGCCATCTCCCCGTTGCTCTTCTTCCACCTACCTCCGTGACGATACATGTCCAACTCGATAGAAAGTGCGTCAACGCTCCAGGGCCACTTCAGGTTATAGATGACTCTTGGCTCAGGCATTTGTTGTTGAATTAGTAAGGCAAAGCCATACTGTTGGGCCAGAAGATTTATGCCGGTATCCGATGTAACTATTGTCGATGGCAGCATGGATTGGGCAGGCGGAGTGGACAGCGTTCGAGTTCCTACTATTCAGAGTTCACTCAACCCCAACGGCCTTGCGCGAAACCAGCTGGCGTGGTTGGACAATGCTACAGTGCGGGATGGCGGCATAACTCCTCGCGGCGGCTACGTCGACATAGGCCAAATCCACGATGGCAGCGGACTCTTCCAGGGGAAGTTCATGTATGACCCGATCAATGCCGACCCCTACATCATCGCTGCCATCTCCGGTCGAATCTATAAGGTCACCATCACGCCATCGCTCACAGTTACCGACTTAAGCGCTGCGTTCAATTTGTTCATGCCTGCGTCTCAGGTCTACTTCTTCTTCTGCCAGGCTGAACAGTTCCTGGTCATCCAGGCCGGGGACAATGTGACGCTGCCGCTCTTTTGGGATGGCGCAACACTGAGGCGATCCAAGGGCATCACCAACACAGCGGTGGCGCCTGGCACTCCCGGCATCAACGAGATACCCGCAGCGACTGCCATGGATTATTACATGGGTCGCCTGTGGTATGCGACCGGGCGCACGGGCAACGCCGGTGACATGGTGTTTGGTCCTAGCGGGACGGCAGCCTACCGGTTTACTGACGCTGTGCTCAATGTAACCGAGAACCCGTTGGTCGTTGGTGGTGACGGCTTCGCGGTCCCCAGCCAGTCGGGAAATATCCGAGCCATCTTCCACAACGCGAATCTCAATTCACAGCTAGGCCAGGGGAACCTGTTCTTTGGAACCCGCCGCGCGGTCTACTCGCTCAACGTCCCTATCACCCGAACGGATTGGATTGGTGCCACGAACCAGAACCAGCCGCTCATGACCGTGGTGCAGTTAGTCAACGGCCCGGTTAACGACCGATCGGTAGTGCAGGTGAACGGAGATGTTTACTACCAATCGCTAGAGCCCTCCGTGCGCTCGCTGCTCTCCTCGCTGCGCTACTGGAACCAGCCGGGAAATATTGAGATCAGCGCCCAGGAAAACCGGGTGCTCCAATTCAACGACCGGGCGCTCTTGCGCTTTGGCAGCGGGATTGAGTTTGGCTCGCGCCTATACCAAACGGCGCTGCCTCGTCAGTTACCCCAGGGTGTGGTGCACGACGCCTTGATGCCGTTAGACTTTATTCCCATGTCCACCTTCGGCGCTAACCAGGCACCGATATGGGAAGGGATGCAGGAGGGGCTAGCCATCCTGCAGATGACCACCGGCGACTTTGGCGGAAACCAGCGCAGCTTCGCCATGGCGGTATCGCCGTTGGACTCCACGATCCGGCTCTGGGAGTTAACCGAGTTCAACCGATTCGACACCGACCGGCTGGACCCCTCCGCGCGCATAGATTGGTATGCGGAATTCCCTGCGCTTACCTGGGGCGATGCCTTCATGTCCAAGAAGCTGGTCAGCCTGGAGCTCTGGGTGGACCGGGTATTTGGCACCGTCCTATTCAAGGTCCAATACCGTCCTGACGGAGAGACTTGCTGGATCGATTGGCACACCTGGAAGATCTGCTCGGCTAAGAACAGCTGCGAGGACGCCAACAATCCCATCTGCTATCCGATTAAGGAATTTGGCGAGGGCTACCGCGCGACCATGACCTTGCCGGTGCCGCCGGTGAAGTGCGAGGCTGCCAACCATCGCCCCTCCAATATCGGCTACCAGTTCCAGACCAAACTGATTGTGAAGGGCTACTGCCGTGTGCGCGGCCACCTTCTCCATGCTGAAAAACAGGATCGCCAGCTTTACCAGAACCTGGTGTGCGGTCAGGAGTTTCAAGTGCCATGAACTTTCCTTGCAAGTTTAACTCGCCCTGCATCGACCCCGCCAATCCACTGGCCAACACCACGGTGGAGCGTCCCGACTTTGACGTCTTTATCGGATTTAACTCCGACTGGGCTGGGCTGCCGCCGATTGGATCGCTGTGGACCAGCACCGGGTGCAAGAGCCAGTGCCTCTCCGAGGTGAGCCAGGAGGCTGCTGATATCTGTGCGGCTAACCAGCAATACCTTTGCACCACGACCAACAACGACGGGGGCGGACCTGACGACCCAGGATGGCACGACCCAAACAACGGCGGCAGGGCCTACCCGGAGTTTGTCAATGACGCCGAGAGTTGCGACGCGCATTGCCCTGATGGCCTGGTATTCACCTACACGGTTCCCGCTGGAACAATCCTGGGAACCGACAAGGGCCGAGTTAATGGCGCCGCGATTTCACTGGCCTGCCGCAACGCCCGCAGGCACCAGGTCTGCCTGAGCTCCCTATTGCCTACCGTTGGCACGACCGGCATTGCCTACAGTGGCACCATCACCGCCAGCGGTCCCACGGTGAGCTCGACCAGTAATTTGTGGACCAATCCCGGCGGTGGCTTGCCGCCCGGCATCACGCTCGCCTTCAATGTCGGTGGGGCAACGCTGACTCTCTCGGGGACACCGACAGTGGCGGGGACCTATTCGTTCCTCATCAGCGTGCTCACGACTGCTGGTGATTTCATGAGCAAGCTGTTCACGATCGTGGTCTCGGGCCCGACCTGCTCGGCGGCTCCGGCCAAGGTCTGGAGTAACGCGAGTCCCACCGGTCAAACGATGGACACTTTCTTTAGCGGTGTGGGAACCATCGACGGGCTGGCCCTGGTCACCGACCAGAGCAGGCTGTTCATGAATGAGTCCTCGACTCCAGCCAGCTGGTTCTTTGACACCTACGATATCACGGCCTCAAGTCCCATTGCCAAGCTGGGGCTATTTGCCACTGACGGCGGATTCCCCGCGTGCACCTCGGCCATCTATGTTACTGGCTACAACCGCCTGGTCTGCGTGTGCCAGCACTTCAACGGGGCGACCTACGACCTGTGGCTCTATTTTATCAACAGCGATGGGACCGTCCTATCGCACATCACAGGCCTCACCACCGAGACAGTCAATAACCCGTTCTGCGCTACGGACAATAACCCCAGCGGGATACCCTTCATCGGCTGGATCAGCAGCAACGGTTCGTTGGGATCAATGTCCAAGATATTCCTAATTAACCCTGTCACTCAGACCGTGGTGACAAGTGCCAGCCTGCCCGCCACTCACTGCTTTGGCCTTTGCTACAGCTGCGTCACGGACAGCTTCTTCACCACTCTATCGGGCAATCTCCTGGAGTATGACCGGGCCACACTCGCGCTCAAGAACACCTACGTCGGCGTAGCTACAGGGAAGGATCGCGTGGAGTATATCAAGAGCACAAAAGAATTGTGGCTCTGGCCCAGTGCCTCGGGTGGCCCGATGAACGTGCCGATCGTTGACCCGACTAACGGCACAGTAAAAACCACTCTGGTCCTGGTCGATGGGTTCACCGGCTTTACCAGCTACTCCCCGGCCTACAATGAAAAGCTGGACGCCTTCTGCATCCCCGGACCTATCTCCGGGTTCAGTGGCAACCCTTACATCTACTACTTCTACGACTGCCAAACCCGGCTGCTCAAGAAGCAGGTCGACATTACCGCGCAATACAATCTGTTCTCCTTCTCCCAATGGCAGGCGCAGGCGTTCAACCCAGCCACCGGCAGCGTGTATCTGGCGGGTGCACCCTACAATGGGACCTCCAACAAGGGCATCATCGAGATCGGCACAACCTAGAGGACCCTTGACCTATCCCTCACAGAGGAGTAAAAGCACGCTATGCAGCGCCTGAGACTTTACGATTGTCGGGTCAGCAGCCTGCCCACGTCGGTTGGCCTGTGTCAATCGGACAAGGCGGGTGTGGCTGAGGTGGTAAACTCGGCGCAGCGGCGTCTGCTCTACTGTAAGGAGGCAGGAGAAGAGTCTTGGTGGGGCACCTGGGCTGAGGTCCAGTTCACCGTCTCGCGCACCAATCCCTACGTCACCCTGGACAACACCATCGCGCGTATCGAGTATGCCGACGTTTGCACTCGACCCGTTGAAGTGAATAACCAGTTCGTAGAGTTCCTGCGCTTTGGCAATGGCAGGCTGCCCAAGCTATTCCGGCAGGGTCATTGCGGATGCTTCAGGCCTGCTCTCTACTCGAGGAACAACTCGCCCACCTTCACCGACCTATCGAGCCCGCCGCAGTATCTGCGCGCCTATGCCACCGACTCCAGTGACTACGGCAAGCGCGTGATGATCTCGGGCACCGACAGCAACGATAACAAGATTTACACGCAGGACTTCTTTGAGAGGGCGCAAGGACAGTTCGAGGTGTTGGCTAATCCATTCACGCAGTGGCCGATGACGTTCAATAGCATCACGGGCATCCAGAAGGACGTCACCAATTTCCCCGTCCAGATCTTCCAGGCCGACCCCACGACGGGAGAACAGGTGCTGTTAGTCACGATGCAGCCCAACGAGACCACGGCGTGGTATCGGCGTTACTACTTCAACAATCTGCCGTTCAACTGCTGCACCTTCACTGGCCCCAACCCTTGCTCGCCGGTAACGCCAGCTGAGAGCGTCCAGATTAACGCCATCGTGAAGCTGGAGTTTCAACCGGTGGTAGCTGACACCGACTATTGCCTCATCCAAAACCTGGAGGCGCTGAAGGAAGAGGCGATGGCCGTGCGATACTCGACAATGGACAGCGCTGAGTCCAAGCAGCTGGCGGCAATAAAGCACAAGGAAGCAGTGCGCTACCTTAACGGAGAGCTAGCCCATTACCTCGGTATCGACTCGCCCGCCATCAACGTCGCCGTGTTTGGCTCCGCCCGTCTGGAGAAGCAGGGCATTGGAACCATGATCTAGCTATGCCAGGCACTAATTACTTAGCCCAATACAATTTCGGACACGCTTGGGGAGATGCCTCCGGGGCACCGTCAAGCGCGCCCACAGCGACTCCGGGAAATATACAAGGCGCACCAGGTCAACCAGGCCAGGGCGCCTTCGGTAAAGTCCCGCAGGTCCCCGACCCGTTCAATACCCAGAAGGGAGCCATAGGCGGCAACATGGGAAACCTGGGATCGCTCTACGGCCTGGGCAACAGCCTCAACACCGAGATAGCGCACGAAGCGGCTCTGCCATACCAACTCAATCTCCCCAACTACGGCGCGATGACCGGCCAATCATCCAACAACATCCTGTCGCTGCTCAAGGGCCAGGTCCCGCCCGACGTTCTGGCGCAGATCGGACAGATGGCAGCCGAGCGTGGTGTGGCTACTGGTTCCATTGGCTCTCCCAATTCCAACGCGGCATTGTTGAGGGCGCTGGGTCAGACCTCTCTGGGGTTGCAGCAGCAAGGCGAGACTGAACTCACTGGCGCCATCAACCGCACGCCAACCGGCAAACAATTTGATCCCACCTCATTCCTGGTGAACCCATCGCAATACCAGGACTCGCGGTATCTGGCTAACGTGCTCTCCTCGGCCCCAGACCCATCCGCGGCAGGCCTGGCTGGGCTTAACGCTGCGCTCTCAGGCCTTGGCGCTGGCAGTGCATTGGGGCGCTACAACCCTCCGGCCTCCTACACGCCAACGCTCGGCGGAGGCATGCCGTTTAATAGCGGCGGCGGCATAACGCCAGGGTTCGGCCAGGGCGGAGTTCCCAACCCAACCGGACAGGGTTACGCGAGCACGACCGACACTCCCTTTGGACCGCCGAACAGTTTTCAACCGGGAGACTTTGAGTCGATGGGGTTCTTCGATGACCAGTCGATGGACTACGGAAACTCCGACGCCTTCAACACCGATTACATGTTTGGATAATTGTGGCTTTAGAAATTCCTCCATGGCTTAGGCCGCCCGAAGATTTGGGTGCGCAGTATCTGGGTGGCGTTCGCGCGGGTGCCGCTATCCAGCAGGAACAGGCACGCCTCACTCAGGAGACCAACCTGGCCAACATGCGCGCCGCCCTGCAGGCCCAGGAGTCCGAGCGGCAGAACATGCTGGAGCAGCAGCGCATGGCACAGCAGCACGCCTATCAGCAACAGCAGCTGGGCATCCAGCAACAGGAACTGGCGCAGGCCCAGCAGTTGAACCAGATCAAGGTTAAGGACGCCGCACAGCGTTTCCAGGCCCAACAGCAGTTCCAGAATTGGCTGCAGCTAAACCCTGACAAGGACCCCAGCGAAGGCATCCTCAAGTTCTTTCCCGGAACCGACGAATCCATGCAGGGCTACGGCACGCTGGCTCACAACCTTTTCCTGAGCAAACGCCGCATCGAGCCGCCGACCGTCGTCAACATGGACGTCAACGGTCGCGCTGTTCCTTTCCTGCAGATACCTGAGGCCTCCGGTAATTACCGCATGCAAGCTGTCCGGGATGAGCGCTCCGACGTTGAGGGCCGCATGATGCGGATGCACGAACTCTCTGAACTGGAACGTCGCCGCGACCGCCTGCAGGCCGAACTGGACAAGGACCCAATGGCCGCGCGCTTCCTTGATGCTGACCCATCAAAGCTGACCAAGGAACAGCTGCCGATGTATAACGCACTCCAGAAGCGCAAGCAGATGGTCGATGATTACGACCGGCGTATTGAGGAGGCTTACAAGCGCCGTGGTCAATCCTACGACGACGAAGATAATTTCCCTGAGCCTGGCGACAAATCCTCCGCACCGTCCACCGGAGTCAAGGTTGTCTCCATCCGCCAGAAGGGGGCACCTGAGGCTAACCAGGCCGCAGCCCAAGTCCCCGCCGGTCCCACCGACACCATTAGGCCACAGCTTGGAGTTGTTGGAGATTACGGGTTGAGGGCACTTAGTCCTCCTCAGGCCGCACCACAGGCTGAGCCACCACCGCCACAGGCACCGTCCGCACCGAGCGTCCCTGGGCCAGCGTTCCGGCCTTACGAACCAACTCCAAAGGCTACGCCACCACAGGAAACCCTACCTACGACGCACGCCTCCAAGCCGCTCTACGAGAAGAGCGACTACAAGGACAAGTCCTATAATGACCTGGTAAAGTCCATGCACGCGCTGAGTCCCGCTGACCTGGTCCGCGCCGCCAAACGCATGGGGGTGGAGAAGACGACTTACGATTCTAACTCTGGTGTCTATTACATTCCGGGGGACAGCATGAGCAAAGATGAATTCATCGACTGGATAGCAGACCTTGCTTTTAAGACCAATTTGTCTCCTATTAAGTAAGTGCCGACTTTTGAAGCCGAATTGTCTGATGGCCGGGTTGTAACAGTTGAGTCCGATCATGAGCCAACTGAAAAAGAAATCCTATCGGCGGTCGGCAGCCAAGGCGCGGCGCCACAAGAGAACCAAGCGCAAGATCCAACCTCGGCAGTTGGTGCCGGACTACGGTCCGCGGCTGAAGGCATTGCACCAGGCGCAGCTGCGGCGGCGGCGTTTGCACCGTCTGCGGCGGTTGGGGCTCCTTTTGCGCCAGAAACGTTCGGAATTGCGCCGCTTGCTACTGGGGTCGTAGGTTCGGCCCTGGCGGGTGGCGCGGTAGCACTGGGACAGCGGAAGCTGCTGGAGTATCTGGCTCCGGGATTTCTGCAGAAACTGGAGCAGGGTCAGAAGGAACACCCGCTAGCTTCCGGAGTGGGTCGAGTCGCCTCGGCCCTGCCCAGTTTTGAGTTTTCCCCCGGTCAGACCATTCGCGGCGTTGCGGCCCTGCCTAAGATCATCAGAGGCACCGCCGAGGCCGCTGAGAAGAAGGCTGCCACTTCGCTTGCCGCCCAGATTGGTGCGCAGACTGGCATCACTGCCGCCCAGACCGGCGTCCTGGAACACCGGCTGCCCACACCGACCGAGTTGCTGGAGGCTGCCGCTACCGCCGCTACGTTCGGCCACCCGAGATTTTCCTTCCCCATACCGCAATCACTACAACGACCATATGCCCGCCAAAACCAAGAAGCAGCAGCGCTACATGGGAATGTGCGCTCACAGCAAGAATCCACCGGCCAGTTGCCCGCCCAAGAAGGTGGCGCGGGAGTTCAGCCACGCCCCGAAAAGCTGGCCAAAGCAACACAAATACCACTGAGCGGTGCTGAGCCACCACCGGTCGCCGGTCAGGGCATCCCGCGGATCACCGGCACCGACGAGCTAGGTTATACCCTTCACTTCCAGGGCAAGAGCGAGGCTGGGTTCCCTAGCCGCGCTGAGGCCGAGAAGGCGGCCCAAGAGATCTGGGATGGCGTTCGACCCATGGCCGGGGACGTCAGTGACGACCTGGCTGAGAAGATGGAACGCGAGGCCATCAGCGAAGGCGAGAGGCAGGGTGCCCCAGTTAAGTCCGTGGAGAAGTTCGGAGACGAGGACGCCAACGTCCCCTTCAGCCCGTTCTTTATGAAGGCGACGGGGACCGGTGTTGAACTGAAACGCTCCACCTTCCGCGAGTGGATTCAGGACCTGGTCAACGACGGATTGAATGAGGACCAGATCCGGTTGGCAGTCCACAGCCGCATTGGTGAGGAGAAATTCCACAACGACGTGATGGCGGTGGCCAGCGATAAGGAGATCGCCCAATACTCCCAGGACCTTACCGCCGCCGAGAAGGCGATCGAGCGCCGCATCTATGGCGTGCGCAACCTGACCGACCTGCAGCTGGGACACGAGGCGATACGCCGCCGGTTGCAGCAGGCTCACGGCATGACGCCCAGCGAGTTTGCTGAGACTGTGGGCAAGGAGCACGTCACTATCCGAACGTTGGACGCACTAGGCCGAATCATCCGACGTTCGCGTGAGGCGTTGGGGACCAAGGCGGCGGGACGCCAGGGAGTGCTCTACAAACGCGCACTGACTAATATTGAGTATGCCAAAGCGGCGGTCTCGGGACGCCAACAGCCCGGCGCAGCCAGGCGTGAGCGAGAGACAACTCCACCTGAGTTAGCTGACCTGGAGGGGGCAAGGAAGGTTCCACTAAACCTTGGATCTTCCGAATATTTCAAACTGATAGACCAGATGGAGAAGCGAGGTGTGTCCGTTGACGGATCTCCCCTGAAGCGAGAGGACATGCCTGCGTTTTACGAGGCTGCTGAGGAGATACTTCTCAATGGATACGACTACGCCCTTGAGATGGCTAGGGTCCAGGCCGATAACTACCCAACGGAGCCTACTCCTCAAGGAAACTCCACCCGAGATCTTGTCCACGCGATCGAACTGCTCAAAGGAAAGGACGTCAGGCTCGGCCCACTCATCCCATTCCCTGGATGGAAGAGCGAGACTCAGTTGCGGCTGGATTTGCCGAGTGCCGCGCGCCGCCGCAAAGACGAGCCCGGCCAGGGCGAGATGTTCGGCAAGCAACCACTCTCAGCCCCGCGCCTGATTAAGGCCAGCGACCCCGAGGCCCGGAAGATTCCCGAAGGCACCACGCTGCCGCAGTATAACGCGAACCAGATTGCTGAGATGGCCCAGCGCGTGCTCCAGAGCGAGAAGCCCAGCTTCCGTTCCTTCTACGGATGGGCCCGGCGCAACCTCGGAGACGTGCCTACTGGACCGATGTTCAGTGTCTGGATTGATGCGGTAAATAATAACCTCCAAGGAAAGCCTGGCGCTGAACTCAATAAGATGGTGGAGCAGCTGGGGCTCCAGCACCGGGTCTACCCGTTCCAGAAACGTGTTGGCACTAAGCCGCTGGAGGGCACCTCGACTGAGTTTACGCCTGAGCAACTGAAGGCTGCTGGTCCCCTGCCGGGCGTCGTTTACAATCGCGTTGATATCCCCGACAGCCAGGCCGTGCCGCATGACCCGCGTGATCTGCCGCCGCAGATGGTGACCGACATTCGCAAGGGGGTTGAAGAGAAGTGGAAGAAAGAGAACCTGCTCCAGGATGAGCGGCTGATTGAGGCTGAGAAGAATAAGGCGGTGGAGCAGGCCCGAAAGGATTTCATGAAGGCCTTCCCGCCTGAGTTGCGGGACGCGATCATTGACCGTCGCGAGGCCATCAAGCGGGGCCAGAAGCTGCGCATGAAGGCCATCAGCGCCATTTTCCAGAAGCTGATTGAGGAGGGCTACCCTGACACCTCCGACCTGTTACGCAAGGAGATTGCAATCGACGACCTGGACTGGTCCAACCCCAACGCCAAGGAAGGCGTGTGGCGGGATATCAGAGGCGATGAGGCTAAGAACGTTGATAAGCTAAACGAAATTTTCAGGGACGAGGCGCGCCGCTCCAGCTTTGACAACGTGAGCCACACCAAGCGCGTGGCGGTCATGCTGAACAAAAACGACAGCACCGTTGCCATTGTCTCAGCCTATCCCCACGGTCGAAGTGGCACCATGGTCTTTGAACCCTCTGGTGCTACCGGAATAAAGGGTAAGCCCAGCGTCCCGATTGGTTCGGTGCTGCACCGCTGGCGCCCGATCGCCTCGATGCTGCTCAAGGAGCCGGTGAAGGACTTCTATAAGAAGTTCGAGAACATCGAGAAATTCAACGACTACATCGGCAAGGCCGCCCAGGAAACCGAGCGCAGCTTTAGCTATGACCCAATAGGGGAGGAGCCTGGTGAGCATTGGCGCAATGTGCCCGAGTGGTTGCGTTCCGACTACGAGTCAGGCCAGATCGCCCACTCCGCTACGGACGTCCAGCTGGATGAGTTGAAGGCGATGGCTGCTGAGGCAGGTGTCCGCGAGCAGGACGTTGTCTCCCAAGGGGGAGAGACCACAGAGCGCTTTGGCACCATGGTCACCGAGCCGGGTAAGGGTATTGAGTATGAGCGGCGTGGCGGGCAACTCACCAAAGACAACCCGCTCTCTACGCGCGAGGCGCTGGAGTTGCAGGACTTCATCTTGGATGAAGCACCCGCAATACGATCCAAGGAAGACCTATCCAAAGTGATTGAAGAGTTGGCCAGCCGGGCTCAGACCGGAAGATTAAAGCCGCGCGAGTGGCTGGCAATATCGGCCCTGCGCAAGGCAGCCAGCGAAACCTACGTCCGCGAGAACGCCAAGGTCCGGGCATTGCGCTCCGAACTGCGTGGCAGGAACCTGCCTGCGGACATACCTTATATCAGCCGTGAAACAGCCTACAAAATTGCCCTCGACCGGTTCTACGACCTCACGCAAAGCACCGAAACGCGCGCCGACTTCCTCGCTGGAGCCATGGAACAATTCAGCCGCCCAGCTGCTGAGGCTCGAGTCCAAGCGCCCGGTATTCCGGTCACGTCACCCAGTGCGAAAGGCGTCAGTCGCGAACTGACGATGCGGTCGCGCAGGCCTCCGACCTCCACCAACTGGCAAGGGCCACCGTTGCCGACTGGAGAGGCTCGCACTGAGCCTGCCGATCCCGAACTGCTTTCTCCTGAAGGCCAGGAACTGGCACGCAAACGCGCTGAGGCCCAGTTCCCTTACGAGCCCACCGAAGGCGAGCCGCCTGAGTTCAAACTGCCAACTGGGAAAGGTGAGGTGGTTCAGTATCGCAGCCGTCCTGGGTTCCTGATGAAACGCACTGGTGCTGAGGGTGGCTACACCCTGGGCCCGCTGGAGCGCCGCAGGCTGCCTGGTGCTGCCATTCGTGGCGCGGAGAATGTTCGCCAGCGCTGGGAGGAGATGCGCGAGTATAGCACCAAATACACGGCGCAACTGACCCGCTCCAACACGATGCGGGATATCAATTCCACCGCCGATGGCGCCGACCGCCAGGTGGAGACTTATTCCAATCGCGCGTCCAACGACATTCGGCTCGCGTCAGTGAAACCCTCCGAGCAGCCGCGCAAGGCGACGCTCAAGGAACGGTTGCTGGGCGGGGTTATCCACTCACCAGAAGCCGTGAAGGTGCGCAAGGCTGCTAAGGCGGTCATGGCCGCACTGCAGATTGCCACCGACGAAGAGTGGATTCGGGTCTACAACGAGCGCCAGGCACTCAAGGCTGAGTTTGAACCGTTATTCGAAGAGGCCGAGCGGCAGCACAAGAAGCGGCCTGTTATCCCTGAGGAACGCAAGCCGAAGTTCAAGCAGCCTGAGTGGGTGGAGGCCAAGCATTTCGAGAAGCTGATCGCTCAGGCCGACAAAGCCATCCGCGAGTCTGACGATTGGATGAAGGCCGTTAACCCCATCCGCCGCATCCAGGGGCGCAAGTGGAACCGCGCAGCCAGGGCGCTCAAAGAGGAAGCCCTCTACGCCCAGGAGCACTACAACGACCCGGAGATGCTGGCGACCGTCAGCACCTACCAGTCGATCATGGACGCGCACTTGAACAACATGAACCGGTCCGGGTTCAAGATTCAGGGGCGCGACTTCTACGTGCCAGGCCGCTACGACGGGGAGATCTGGAACGACTACCGATTGACCTGGGGCGACATGAGGATACTGGGCCGGAACTACCGGATGCCAAAATCCTTCCGAAATTATTACGAAGCAATTTCCAACGGGCCCTACATTCCAGCCAACGGCGATATTGCCGACCTGGCCCAGCACTCCCTGGCCGCCGGTGGCCGCGTGATGATGCGCGATATCTGGCTGCGCGGGCTAAAGGAATTCACTGACCCGGTCAGCAAGCAACCGGTGGCTATTGAGCCGCAGTGGACTCGAGTCTCCGATTCGAAAGTGGACCCTGAAAAGATCCAGTCACTCAACCCGGAACTCCAGCCGGTGTTTGAGGAACTGAACAACTTGATCGCGACACACGACCCCGATTCCCGGACTGGCAAAGAGGCGCGCAGGCGGCTTGAGTCTTTCCAGAAGGCGCTGGCCGCAGGCAGTCACTTTGAGTGGCAGGTCCCCAAGGGTAAGCTGGAATACAGCCTGGTTCATCCTTCCCATAGCTCGAAGCCGATCGCCGTGCGTGAGGGTTACAAGGCGGCAGTGGAGTCAGCAATGGCCCGCAGCGTGATTCACGATATCCCCGTCCTGGGTGATGCCCTGCGCGTATCACAGATGTTGAAGCACGGGCTCATCCTGATCATGGACACCTTCCATCCCGGACGCCTGGCGCAATACGGTGCCGCCCTGGCGGGGAAGAACATCTGGGACATACAAAAGCCGGGGTTCCATTCCGGGCTGCATGCGCTGATGTATAACCCCGAGTCGCTGGAGCACGCGGTGAAGATTGGGGCGGTGAGCAAGAAGGCCGCAGACTGGGCCTTGGAGCCGGTGAAACTCTACGACCGTGGCCGTATCATGCGGATGAGTCGGCAGAAGCTGCTGGATTACCTGGTGAAGAATGGGCTCAATGCGACCCAGACCGCCGACACGATCTACCGCAACTCGATCCAACGCATCCCCTTCATTGGCGAGCGCTGGAACCAGATGCTCTCCCCTGCCAATAAGTGGATCTTCGATCGCATTACACCCGGCCTCATCGCTGAGTCAGCGGTTAAGAACCTGGAGCGCATTAACCCCAAGAACCGGCACCTCTCTTTGCAGCAGCAGGCGCGGGAGGTGGTGCGGGACATGAACGTGTTCTACGGCAACGTGGGGCGCAACGGCATCTTCAAGAACCCCAACACTCGGGACCTGGCGCAGATATTCCTACTGGCCCCGCTTTGGCAGGAAGGTTTGATAGGAAAAGAATTACGGACCTTGTCCCGACTTACCGGTGTATCCTATGCGCTAGGTCGCCGGGGCCTCGGCGCGGACGTCTACTTAGGGCCGTTAACGCGCGGTGTTGTGAGGGGCCTCGGCGCCTACTTCGTCCTGACCCAGATGGCCAATCTGATCAGCCGTGGCAAGTGGACCTGGGAGAATGAGGAGCCCGATCACAAGATGGACGCCTGGCTGCCGATTGGACCGGAAGGGATTTGGGTCTCGCCCATGTCGGTCTTTGGGGAAGTGGCTCACGACCTGGTTCGACTGGCTGAATCCAAGAGCAAGAATTGGGATGCCATCACGCAGTTTGGGATGAACAAGCTGGGCCCGATCGGACGGCTGGGGGTTATTCTGGGGTCGGGCAAGACGCCTGCAGGTGAAGATATTTCCACGACCGGCGGGGTGCTCTCGCGAGCGGCCAGCGAACTGGCTCCGGCGCCAATATCGATCGGCACCTTTGCCAAGGCCGCAGCGCCGGGTTTGCTCGGTGCGCCCAGGCCGGGCCGGGTGGGACAGCGGCTGCTCTCCTCGGTGGGAATTAAGGCGCAGCTTCCAACCCGTTCAGAGTCGGATATCCGGAAGCTGTCGGAGAGATTCCTGGAGCGGGAAGGGCTCAAGTATGAGCCACTCAAGTTCAGCCCGACCGATGAAGCCAGCTACGCTAAGCTGAGGGCTGCGGTGAGGAACGATGATGAGTCCGGTGCCGCGCAGCTGCTCACTGAGCTACGCAAACACCGGACTGATGCACAGATCTTAAAGGCCATGCGGGAAGCATCCCAGCGCCCCTACACGGGGAGCCAGGCTAATGAGCGGATGTTCCTCTACAGCTTGAGCGATCGAGACCTGGACCTCTACTACAAGGCCAATATCGAACGCGCTGAACTTTACCAAAAGTTCATTGAGTGGTTCACTCGGCAGCCTCTATGACGATCTCGGTGTGCTCGTCTATCCGATGATGCACCTGCACCTGGCGCACGGTAAGATCGATATCAGCTGCGGTGTCGTTAGGTATCACCCCCAGGTATCTTAGGGCATCTACAAACCATTTAACGCATGGGTTGTCGGGGTCTAGGAGGCGGCAGCGGTAGCTAGTGACAGTGACCTTGCTACGGCCTCGTGGGTTCTGGACTTTTCCCGCATCCGCTCTTTGAGGCTCATTGCAAAGAGGGCGTTCAAGGACGGAACTGGATAGTCCACAATCAGTCGGAGAGGCAGGCTTATACCACTCTCCCTTGGAGTTGATTCGGTATCCTTTGGTCCAAAGAATGGAGGTTGTTTCATTTGTCATTCACTTCTCCAAACGGAGGTTTCTATGTAGGTGGTCATCAGTTCAGAGTCGCCGCCTGAGCGGACAAACTCTCGGAGGTCTTTGGTAGGCAGCACCACCAGGCAGGAGCCCACACCGATGTGGGTAGCCAGCATTTGGGCGCCGCGTATTCCCGGCTCGTCATTGTCACAGATGATGGCCGCGCGTCTTACGCCAATTCGGTTGAAGAGGTGCTTGAGTTGGTCCATGCCCCCGGAACAGGAGGGCCTGCCGACCGTATAAAAACCCATGTCCAGTCCGGCGCAAGTGTCTGTTGGCCCCTCGGCCACCAGCGCCAGCGGTTGGGAATTGGATGTTTGTGGAATAAAGCAGCCATTGTGGCTCCCTCGGACGGCGAATTTATCGCCAGTCTCCGATCGGAGCCGAATGCCAACCATATTGTTGTAGCCATCTCTCATAGGGAAGGCCCACGCTCTGTGTTCAGCCGACCAGCACGTATCCAGACACATAAGGCTGCTTGGCCTTACACCCAGCTGTGCTGACAGCTTTACCACCCACGCGGGGTCAGTTGCTTTTTTCCAGGTTTCAATCAACTGTCGAGAGTTGATCGTCGGTAGGTCTTGGACTCTCGGGTCCAATGAAGTCTTGGGTTTGACGTTGGGGTCCAGCGGGTGAATCCACCCCACCTCCCCTCCCATCATCGTTTTCATGCGCGGGCTGGTCTCCCGCATGCAGATCACTATCCCCGCCTTGCTGTTGATGATGCACCACGAATCCTTCTGGCACACGGGGCATCGGTTGGCCTTTGTCGTCCTGATCCAGTCGGTCATAGAATAGGTTCAGTTCTAGTTGTGGTTTAGCATACTGAAGCAGGCGTGGGAACGAGATCTTGCACTCATCCTTGTAATGTAACTGGCGCACATAGAGACCGTCCTCGCGTAGCTCGATGACGTAGCTTTGATCGTCAAACTGAGCACGCCTGCGACCGAATACTTTTCGCTTTGCCATACTACACCTTCACTTTCTGGAACTTACTAGCGTCCATTTTTTGTCCTTTCTGCTTTGTTACCCCATCCTTCCCTCTTTGCTATGACAGCGATCGCCTGGACCGCCTGCCAATAGCTCATCGAGTCGGGGTTCTTGCCCCGGCTAGTGAGCACTCTCCTCTGTTTCTCCGACAGGGTCTTTTTGCCCCGCCAGAAAGTGTTCTTGTCCTGTGTTGGATGCGGGCCGCGGTGGCTGAAGGGGCTCACGTCCTGCGTGTCGTAGCGGCTGCGAGCTATCAGGTGGTTCTTGCGGGCCTCCACTTCGCGCCGGGCCCTATCTGCGGCCTCGCGCACCTCGCGTTTCATGTCCACCTCTTCCTTGGTCAGCGTGCGGCACACCCGCACGGGCTTGCCTTCCTTCTGCACCCGTTTCAAGGCGCGCTCCACGGCCTTGTCACTTACCTTGCCGCCCAAGATATCCAGCGCGGTCATTAGTTTGTGCTTACCGCTATTGCCGACAAAGTCAATGATGCGGCAGTAGGGCTTGGTGCTGGCCTTGATAGCTGAGAGCCGCTCCTCCTTTGAGCCTAACCCATCGACAACTCCAGGCAGCGGCCTAGTGGATCGTCCTACCATCTGGGCATAGAGCGAGCGGGACTTGGTGGGCCGCGCCATGATGATGACTTCCACCCCTGGGTTATCAAATCCCTCAGTTAGGACGCCGCAGTTACAAACGACAGCAGTCCGGCCATGGGCAAAGCGCTCAAGTATCTCCGCCCGCTTTTTCTTCTCGGTAGCACCACAGACCCACTCAGCCATCCCCGGCACTGCCCGGTTCAAAATGTTGCAGCAGGCCTCAGCCTGAACCACTGAGGCCGTAAACACGATCGTGCGGCGCGGCTTTATCTTCTTCAGCACCTGGCCCCAATCACCCACCGGAGTTTTATCCAGGCTGTGGGGCACGAGGCCATGCATCACTTCCAGTGTGGGTTGGCACACCCCCTGGATATTATCTTCGGCCTCCATCACCTCGGCCAAATCCGATCCATTCAGGTCCCCGCAGGTCGTGCGGACATGGGAGAAGTCGAGGCTCTTAACCGTGCAGAATTGCTGCGTCACATCAACTAACCACCCGTTCTCTACTCCGGAGAGAATGTCATACTCAAAAGCTACCGATTGGAATACCTGTCCTAGCGCCTCCTCGTCGGCTCGGTCTGGGGTAGCGGTAACACCCAGCACGCGTATCTGGTCGTTGCACTTGAAGTAGTCGATGATGCGGCGATAGGTGGCCGCGGTGCCGTGGTGTGCCTCGTCGATCACAATGACGCCAAAGTCCTGCGGCTTGAAGCGCTCCAGGCGACCCTTGCTCATCATCGTCTGCACTGTAGCGACCACTACCGGCGTGCGGTGGAACAGGCTCGTCGAGGCGACCTGGTCGGCCATCTCGATCTCGCAGTGAACCCCGACCGCCTTCTCAATCTTCTCCCTGGCCTGGTAAATTAACTCGGCACGGTGCGCTATCACGAGCGTCCGCTTGGGTAGCATCGTCTTGATGATATGGGCGAAGATCACCGTCTTACCTAGCCCAGTGGCTAGCACTGCCAGGGTTGATGTATGGGACCTCCACTTTTCAATAATCTCATCGTGGCACTTCTGCTGATAATCACGTAATCTCACTTTGCCTTTCGTAGTTCGATCCCCCTGGCTCGGATCTTTTGTTTCTCCTCGGGCACCAGCCGATCATATTGCTCGCGCGACATGAGCCCGGTTGAGTTGCAGCTGCGGCAGGCCTTGCCCGGCAGTATCTCCAGGCGTCCCTCGCATACCCCGCACACAACCGATGGCATCGCGTTGGATAAGAGGTGGTGCAACTGCTCGGCGCGCATGATGGCCGACTGGTCCACCTTCATGAAGAGTGGGTCCTCTTCCTTGCGTCTCTCCTCCATCAGGCACTTGATGCGCGAGACTTCAGTCATCAGCTGGCGCAATTCCTGGCGCCTCTCCCAGATCGGCAGGATGGGTTCTGGGATTATGACACCCATATCATCCTGCACTTTTGGCTTGGATGATGAGGGTTTCTTATTTGTTTGTGGGAGGTCTATAACCACCCCGTCCCTGGGGACTGGGTTGGCTAAGGCCTTCTGGATCTTGCTGACTTCCAGCTTCCGGTTCTCCTCCTTCTTTTCTTCGAACACGGCCTTCCAGCCCTTGTCCGGCGTGGTGGAAACCTCTCCAGTGGTTGCTTCAATGAGGGCCTGAGCGTCCTTAAAACGGGCAAGACGCCTCAACTTCTCCACGTATTGGGTCTTCCGATTGAGGTGATCAGTGCAGAACTGATCGATGGTTTTACATACGGCCAGGTATGCCTTGGACTCGAAGAATGTGTTGCACAATCTCCCGAGTTGAATCCCCGCCATGGCGCCGTTCTCAAACGAGTGGGCCAGGGCGTTGAATTGCTTAACGAAGTTGTCGCATACCGTCTTTTGCTGTGTTGGTGTGAGGTCCATGTGGTGATCTTCCTAAAGAAATAGGCCCCGCCCCCAGGCGTGCATTGCGACCGACCTTGCGCCAGTCTTCAAAAACTAGGGACGGGGCCAAATAGCTCGAACAGTGCACGGATGAATGGTGTATCACTTTTCCACCATTTCCGTCAATGCCTACTTACTAACAAGTTATTGGTGGGGTTAGACCCCCTGGGAGTGGGGGTGAGTTTGGGGTGATGATGCAGGAATTATGATCCCTATGCTGATGGACGTTTCAATCGGTTCTGGTGGTATTGGCCAAGCCCTTATTTTGCTGGTGGTGGCAGTCATCGTGCTCGGCTTCCTTTGGTGGGTAAACGGCAATTACGTGCCTGAACCGATGCGGAAATTTGGGGTGTTAGTGATCGTGCTGATGTGCGTCATCTGCTTGATCAACTTTGCCTTGTCGTTGGGTGGGCACGGCTTTATCCACTGGTAGGTCCTATTCCCTGGTGCGGACGCTTGGCAACGGTGGCGGGTTTTGCGGCAGGCGCCATTGCAGGACACCATTGGTCCCGCTGTCACTGCGTTTGATCAAGGTCAGGTTTGTGCAAAGCGTAATTTCCACAACGTAAATGTTGGTCTCGATGACCGCTCGCTGCCGCACGTAATTGGTCCCGTCCTCACGCTTGAAGTCCGGCGTATTGACCCAGTTGGTTACGATCAGGGTGATCAGGAAAAGGTTGGTGTTCATTGTCAGGGGTTCAGGTAGTCATCGATCGCTTTATCCCGCATCGCCGCGCACTTCTTTTCAAGGGCTTCGGTTTGCAAATGCACATCGAGCGCGGTGGCATCAAAGTGCTCGATGACGTGCTTTAACTCATCACGCTCTCTCTCAAGCGCCTTCACCTGATCCCTCAGTCGGTTGCACTCATCCATCAGGTCGTTTGCCCGCTTGTTGTGGAATTGCCAGCCCTCATCCGAGATCCGGCATTGCTCCCTCAGTAGGGCGATCTCATCAAGGGACTCCTGGGATTGATTCTCGTTTGCCATAGGTCAGTCAGTTTGATGGTGTGTAGGCTTCTACCTCTGAGCCGCAGTGCGAGCCGTGCATGTGCGCCACTTGAAACACATTGACCAGTGGATACTTAATAATCAGATCGCCGGGCGTCTGGATGCAAAGTAGGGCGTCCTTGGTGTAAACCGCTACGGCGCGGATGCGCTTGGGTGACGAGGATGTGTGGAACAGGATTTCCACTTCAAACGCTTTGCGGGTCGATTTCTTACTCTGGGGTTTATTCTCGTTTGCCATAGGTCAGATTTTTCCTTTCAATTTGCGGAACTCGAACACCACTTTGCCCAGCGCTACCATGCACTCGTGGTAGACGTTCTGTTTGCTGGTCTTGAAGTGGCGCCCGATCACATCAAAGGTTTCGTTTGGTTCAAGGTGAGCCGAGGCTCTTATTCCTAGCTGGTGGTAGGTGCTCCAACAGGGGCGCCACTCGGCGATCGGTTTGATACCCCGACGCGCCGAGCGATGCCGAAATGCCGCCGCTTCTCCCTTTTTCATTAGA